TCCAGCAGAGAACGAACAAGCCGCAAAGAAGTGGATTGATGAGCTGCTAGTCGAAAGACGAAGGCTCGTTAAACTGAGAGCATCTGACAAGGAAGGTGCTTTTGAAATCGAGCCACTTGAGATGCAAGTTGTTTCTAAGTTTGAAAGTATCCTTGAGAGGATACCAGAAGAACGAAGGAATGAATTTGCAACTCGGGTGATCGGAATGCTGATGACAGCGGCGAAAGACACTGCCAATGTCACCATTGCTAGGCTGAAACCCGTCCCCCTGCCTGCTGAATTGCAGGGGGCTGTAGCCTAGTGGTGGTTGTAACCTTGAGTGAACTCCTCAGCAACGAAGAAATTGCTGTGTTGTTAAGACTGTACAAGGAACACAAATGGGACGGTGAATTTGCTCCTTTGTGCAGGCGACAGATAATTGAACCAAATTTACAGCGAATCAATCAATTAACCAAGCAAGAAAACGATTCGTTGTTTTTGGCTTATCTGTTGGAGGCCACTCTGGACGCGTTAGTAGATAGACATGCGGTGCTGATTAAGAGCATCGCATAGAACGAGGCTCGGGAATGAATAGAGGCGTTTCCGGGCCATTTTTATGCTCCGAGAGAAGTATGACATACGAAAAATGGAATCACGAAGCATTAAGACTTCTTTTGAGAGTTGCTTATGTGTTGCTCAGAACTGCACTAAGAGATAGTATAGTGGAATCTGAAACAGAAAGAGCCATTCTTAAGCACTTAGCGATTAGATAGTCGTCTCGCGTGAGCGCGGGCGTACCTATTTATATCGCGCGTATATGAAGGAGTTCCCAAGTTGGGAACTAGTCTCCATGTGAGCGGCCTAATGGCCGTCCGTCACTGCTGCCTTCACTGTTGGGGTGAAAAAGCTAGGCCGTTCACACGGAGGTTAGTATGCTCAAAGCAGCAATAGTTGTAACTGCGTTGACTCTTTGCGTAGTGCTGTACGCGGCTACTCAGACAGTCGATAAACCAAAAACGATAGCCAAGGCTTCTCACGTTGGGCCTAACCTAGTTGTAGTAACGTGCCTGAATGGAGCTGATCCAACAGGATTGAAGGTCGCAGCTAATTCTTTGCTGGTTAGTTGCGGCAAGTAAGAGCCTCACATTAGTCTCTAATGCAGACCGCCGCGTGTGGATGACATACGGGATGAGAACTGCATAGAGACTATTGAGGGACTTCCAAATGTACGAATTCCGTAAATTCCAATACGGGCCATCTACTACAGAGCATGTTCTCATTGTTGAGAACGAAGATGGCGAAGGTGGTGGGTATGATATCTACCATCATACGAATTACAAGGAATTACGAGAAGCGGCGATAGCACATCGCAAAGATGTAATTGAATCTCGTGCTAAAACAATCGTCATGTGGAAATCTCACAATTGGTCGGGAATAGGTTACGATAAATTGCAAGAATACACATTGTTTTTGTATCCCGCTGGCAGCACAAGATGGGGCGAAGATTTATCAATTCCCGAAGAATTAACAGGTTTACTATGAAAGTTCGCAGAACCAAAACTCAATCCGGTAGACCATTGAAGGTCAACCTCAAGCGAGGTGATTCGAGGCCGAAACCGAAACGGCCAAAACAAGTCTGGGACACCAATAATTTGATTTGGGTAAAGGCATGAAAATCATATGGCGTAACCCAAACCAGAAGCCATCCTTGCCCAATGAATTGATGGGCAGAGAATCAATATCAATTATCAATGACATTATGATTACTGGCTATACAATAGGTGTAGGGCATAAATTTTTAAGATTCACAGTTTTTGAACGGCTATCGCAGTAGGGCGTCCAAGACGTTCTATTGGGGCAGCCACTTGCCTCAAATCCAACAAAGAAGAGGAAATAACGATGCCTCCAATCAACAATGAGCAAGAGAAACAAACCACGACCGAAATTACCTTGTTCGTGCCGGGCGACGGAGTTACCCCTAACTCCAATACCTGCACATACAAGACGATCAGCAACTTCAAGTGCAATGGGGATGGAACCGTCGAGTTCGACACTGTGAACTACGGCCACATCAAGACTGCGGCAATGTGGCGGCTCAAGTCTCCGCTCGTCGGAGATGCTGTTGCCCCCGCGCGGCGTCGCACCAACTTCGGGCTGTAAAACTCTGCCGCAAGGCCAGAGGTCACGTGGAAGAAGGGAACAGGATTAAAATTCCTGTTCCTTTTTTATTGTAAACTATGTCTAGGGATGAAATCGGCTGCTCACCTTCGTAGAGGCTACTACCTAGAGGCCGGGTTTCACCCGTAGAGAGAGCTTATGTATCACATTGAACTTGAATACTTGCCCATCGAATCAGCAACTCTTAAGCATTGTTATGTTCATCCATTGAACATCGCAAGTCATTGGGAGTTGAATAAAAAGGACAAGTCGTACAAACGACCTGTGTGTGAGGGGTGTGCAATTCTTCCTCGCATAGAACGGGGTCAGAACCAATAATGGCTAACCAATCGTGTGAATCTGTGCGAATGAATCGCTACGCGTTATTTGGGAATTATATTTATTACCCAAGTGGCGGCTGGTCGGATTTCCGAGGTAGTTTCGATACCGTGAATGAAGCGGAAGCTGAGGCTCGAACAGAATGGTTTGAAATCGTGGACTTAACCACGGGTGATGTAGTATCACGGGGTCAGAACCAGTGATGACTAACCAATCCCGCGAATCCAGCGTGGCTGATCCTCGTCGTAAGGGAACGTGTCAGTTGTCGGGTTTGTCACATCGAGAAAATGCGGCTACGGCCCATAATGGGGAGGCCTGTGTAGTTTTTAAGCCGAGCGTGGCTGACCCCCCAAAAGTTTCCGAGACGCGGACATTAGAGCCGAACCAAGACCTATCGAGCGTACCAAAGGCCACGGGAAACTCGGTGATCGGCGCGTCTCAGGATTCAATCGTGGCTGACCGTCCCGGAGCAAAAGTACAAACGGCGATGACCCCAGAACGAGTTGCAGATGGCTTTACCAAAGAGATGAAAGCGTGGCGGTGTTCATGCGGAGCCGAAACAGGTTCGGTTAGAGAGCCATCATTTTGCTCCTATTGCGGACGGGGATTTGCTAAGCAGGGTGCCGGAGCGCAATGAGCAATACTCCTACCTTGGATAAGTTCAATCTACATCCGTTCGGTGGACGTTGTACGTGTTTTAGTCATCCTTACAGTGTATGTACTACCTGTGAAGCTATTAGAAATCAACAAGAGAGATGGAAGGTATTATCTCCAGCCAATCGTAAGAAAGCAGCACGAGAAATGAAAATTTATGAAACATCTAATCAAGACGGTAGGTAGCGGGGGCGGGGAGCTGACGACAGAACAGTCAAGCTCTCATATCCGCGAGATTCACGAGAGCGAAATAGCTCAATGTTTACGGTGTGCAATTGAGTGGAATGACGAATACAAGCACATCAACAACCTTGCTGGAGGAAATCCGTACTGGGTTGACTGGGCGAAGAAATTACTTTCGGAGTCCGTCCCTCCCGCAGCGCAGCCAGCAGTGATGACGGCGGAACAATTACTTGACGAGATGGTGCGCGATTTCTGCAAGGTCGGGCCGAAGCCGAAGAGTGAAGTCCGCAGTCGAATCGAAGCCTACGCCCGCGAAGCCCTGCGAAGGCGAGAGGCGGAACTGGTAAAGTTGATTCCTTCAACCTACTTCGCAGATCGTCTGCTTACGTTTCGCATAGAACGTCTTGTAGATGGCTGGAAACGGGCAATTGAATCGAATCAACATTTGGAAGCGCAGGTATGGGAGCTGAAAGAAGCGTTGCAGCGCGGTGAATGGATATTTGGTTACCCTTATACAGATGAAAATGGAGAGCCTTCCGAACGAACGTTTGTAGCAGATTCAGAACAACTCGATAAGATCGAAGAAACCATGAAGGATGTTGAAGGCTTCTTTCTACGATGGGTGATTAAATCTTTGACCCGTGCCGAGGCCGAGCTGCTTCTAGGAGTAGAACGAAAATGAATAAACACCAACTAGCCAAGTCCGAGGCTTCATTGTTTGATTTATTTGAACAATTCCTTTCGCAATCAGAACACCAGATCGGAATACCGGGACACGACAAGGAAATTGGGTGCGGAAAAGCCATAATCAACCCCAGGTGTGAGCGGTGTAGATTATTGGTTGCTGGTGCGACATTCGCTCTCCAAGTCCGTGATGGTGTATTGCAACCAGCCAGCAGACGATATACAAGCTTTTTTGATGGTCTGCTGCTCCAATATCTGCGTTTCGGCGACCAGTCGTGTTTGCTCGACGAGAAGAAAATCTTGATTCAGGAAATAGAATCACATGCGGCAACGAAAGCGCAGGTACAGGGACTGAAAGCGCGAATAACGGAACTAGAAGATGCTTTGCGCCAAAACATAGCGTGCTTTGAAAAAGTATCAGCCAAAATAACTGAATTTACCTTCTGGCTGGCTGGAGAGCGCCCAGCATGAAAACATTCAACATTGGTGACAAAGTATTAGCGCCTCGCACGGGAACGCGGGGAGAATCTTGCGAGTGTGTCGGTACCGTAACCGATAAACGTGCTGGTGGTTACGTGGTAAAATTCGTGACGGACGAACACTGGTACCACACTAAAAGCCTGAAGCCTTACTGATGTGAGGCTGGAGAGCGCACAACATGATCTGCGAAGATTGCGGAACTCGGCTCGAATTGGACGGCACGTGTCCAAACTGCCACGAAGAACTATTCATTGCAACATGGCAAGGTATGGATTTGGACTATCCTCTTTCGGATGAGTTCTCGCGCAAGGTTGAAGAACAATCCGCCGAAGTTAGAAGGCGGGCTGGAAAGCGCACAACATGAAAATGGAAGGTGATGGGAGACCGATATTCGCGGTAGACCAAGAGTATTGCCTAAATTGTGGTCTGCCATTAACTGAGGAGCGTAACTTTTCCTGTGGCTGTACCCGCGAAGGGCAAATTAGAGGTTGGATACCTAATCCTTTAGTCCGGGTAGGGAAGAGAGGATGAAATCGTGAGAATGATTGCCGAAGAAAAACTACTCCGCAGATTGGAGCAGAACATTATTGAATCCAAGCGAATCATGAAGCCGTCTGACTTCCGCAAGGTATGTGTTGAAGCTCACGCTCTCTGCCAAAATGCCATTAGGATGCATCGCAGCATGATCGACTTGTGGACACAAATGGATCGTCGGACACGAAAAGCCGCCCGAGAGGGGAAGGCGAACGAAGGTATGTACACAACTCCTGCAAGTTGTGGTGCTCCCCCGGACTGGAAGAACCCATAAAATTATGCTTCGTGCAGAGGAAGAAACGGATTGATTTGGTGCGACAATGATTTCCATAAAGTAACTGCACGGATACGGAGGCCGAAATGAAAATATTACTGTTATTGCTACTTGTTTCAACACATCCACAAGGTCGGCCTGTTCCTCCCGGAGGATTTTCGGAAGACATGTGGGCCAATTTCCATCCTGAGACTGTAACCAAATTTGGTTGCACAGTGAACGAAGCTGTTCTTGTTGCTCCGGGAACATCAACAGATCAATGGCGAGCACATGCTCATGCTGAACGTAACGAACAACTTGGGCCTTGGGACTTTACACTCGGTATGTATCCGGCTGATGACAAAGGCTTTAGAAAAGCCATGCACGACTGTGAAGAATGGCAAATTGAAGCCCATAAGCGAGTACAAGCGAGTTTGATTCAAAAACAAAAAGCTATTATGCAGGAACAAAAGAAGGCAAAATGAAAACATTCTTGTGTTGTTTAGGTGGATTAGGTGCAATTATTGCAGTATTGAGCATATTTAGTCTTTGTATAACAGAACCTGTCGCGGCCATAGGTTTTTTGATTCTTCTTGGAACATTTGTTCTTTGTGTGATTTTTTGGTTTGGTTATTCTTTTGTACGCGATGTGATTTTGTAGTTTCCCTGCAATGAGCCGCAAGGCTCCCTGTTGCGAGGATAAACTATGTCGAAGCTATGTAGTTTAAAGGAAATAACGCCGGGGTCTGTAATAAAACTCCCGAGGGCATACGGATTAAATGCCTTGGGAGTAATGGCAGGAATGGAATACAGCGCAGACCAGAAGACGATTCTACCTGCTATCTTTAATGTGAGTGGCGAAGAAGTAATTCCCACTTCGTTGCCTGATCAAGTAAATACCACTGAATTTGAATTGGTCGAAGATAAAAAGCTTCAAACCCTCGTTGCAGATGCCTTCCTTGCAGCTAAATTTCCTCTTCCTAGCAAATCAATGAGCAGCGGCTGTGATCCTGAGATATTCGTGGAACACGGAGATGGTTCAATCTTTCCGGCATGGGAATTTTTACCCGATGAAGAAACTTCAAGATTACAAGCGAAGAGATGGCTATTAGAACGTCATCCACGCGGAGAAAGCGAAGTTGAAGGCGCATCATGGGGGGTTGTAGATTCTAATGCTTCTCCTTTAAAAGTTCCTATTTATTGGGATGGTGCACAGGCTGAATTTGCGCCGTGGGCAAAAAATTGTCTCGAAACCTTGCACGATGGGACGAGAATTGGACTTAAGACGATTCTTGCATTTGCACAAAAGAAAGACCCACAAGCCAAATTGACTATCAAAAACACCATTGAACTTCCAGATAGCGTTCTGAAGAACGCTGACGACAAACACATTCAATTTCGTTGTTCACGAAGTTACAACATCTACGATGATCCGGGAGATGGAATACCAGATGCCAGACAATACAAATATCGCTGCGCCGGAGGCCATATCCACCTTGGATTCACACGAGGTTTTACGGCTCCAGCAATTGAACAAATTGTGCGAGCACTCGACGGCGTTTTGGGGGTCGTTGGAGTTAGCCTTGCAGCAGAAATTGATAACCCCGAAAGACGCCGCACATATGGTCGTGCGGGAGAGTTTCGGCTCCCTTCTCACGGAATTGAATACAGGGTTCTCTCGAATTTCTGGCTCTGCCATCCGGCAATTACCATGCTTGTATTTGACCTTGCGCGAGCAACTGTACGATTCGCTGAATCAGGTCTTTACAATTTATGCTGGCTTGCAGATGAAAAAGAAGTCAGAGATATAATCAATAGCTGCGATGTGCAAGGCGCACGAAAATTGATTAAGAAAAATCTTGCGCCGCTTACAAGAATTGTTAAGTCGATGTGGGGTATTTATTCCCCGTCGGCAATCGACGCAGGAGCAAAGAAAGCATTACTTGCATTTGAAAACGGGCTGGAATCGGTTATTCCTTATCCACATGATATCGCAGGAAATTGGCAATTTGATAAAAATTGGCTTTCTCATTGCCGAAACGTCGATGCATCTTGGCTTCATTTAACAAGTGTAAGAAATGGTTAAAGATTTACATGCAAATTAAACCAATTACCATTTGTCCTCAGTGTCGAGGAACAAAGAAAGATTTTAACAACAGACACCGCAGGCTCATGAAATGCGAACTTTGCGAAGGACGAGGTTGGGTTCCTATGCAAAGTTGCAAAGGTTGCGGACGACCTGCATTTGTGTGGTGGCCGAATGCAAGGCAACTTCCTTTCATAAGATATTGCGGACGAGTGGAATGCTTAGACGTATTGGTGAAAATTCACAATAAACCAGTATCAGCAGGAAAAGCGTCTTGGCAAAGAGAATTAGAAGCACGCCGACTTATGTGTTAGACCAAGTTTCCCTGCTTCGCTCCGACAACCGAGCGAAACGGGCTTTGTTTACAACATTTCGATGAAATTTTGGCTCCAAGGGCCAGTTGAAGGTGCGAAAGCGAAATTCAACTTTTTCTAGAGATGTTTTTCTTTTTTGATTTGAGGAGTTGACAAAGGAACTTGTATCCTCTAGGGACGAGGCAGAAACCAAATCGCAGTTAAATGCGGTTATCCGTTTTGGTTTAGGAACATTCTTTCGAGAATAACCCTAAATTGAGACAAAAAGGCGTGAGCCTTTTATATATGGTTTTAGGTCTCTCGGAATCTAAACTAAGATACAAGATTTTGTTGAGGGTGCGAATCGAAAATGAGGCAAAGATTTGCATACGCTTCAGAGATGACGCGGCGAAGCAGGGGAAAACCCTTTTTATGAAAATACCAAGACGAGTCATTCGAGAAGTTCTTGAGAAAGTGGAAGACGCACGAGACTTGATTGATCGAAAACTTCGTCAAGATATCTTCTTGCGCGAAACTTCAACAAAACAATTGGAAGACTTGGATGATATCTTGGTTTACATTTCTACTTTGTTAGATATCGTGCATGAGGAGGCATAAAATGGAACCCGCTGACATGCTTGCAGTGTTTAAACGCCTTGCGGAACGCAATACTCCTTTCAGGTTAGAAGAACGGATGTTTGTTGAGCCTAAACCGAAACAAGAGGGAGAAGATGGAAGCAATAGAGATTAGGCAGGTGGCTGAGGGCGAAGAACAAGGTGGTTGTTCGCTTCAATTCATACGAGCTATTTATGAAATTGGAAGCTCCAATGATTATGAATTGAGTCGATGCAAAAACTTTGATACGCTTTGTCAAGGTAAAGGCACTAAAGGGCCGTTCATGGGACGGTATATTACGGCATCTTTATGTAGTGTTGCGCATAAAGATTCTGGATATAGTGCGCCTTATTACGACAAAGTGGTATCTTTTCTTAACTCAAAAGGATGGAAATTGCTGGGTAAATTTCCCGGCGCACACGGCAATTATAAAATGGAACTTTGGGGAAGCCCAAGTTTCATATTACCTGAGGAGAAACAATGAGAATTGAAAACATGCCCGGTTGTTGCACATCAGCTATTCTCTTTAGTTTTGGAGAACATGGAGAAGAATCTGAGGTAACACTCGACGAAATCAATCGGCTTTGTACAAGCAAAGCATCTCCACAATACAGAGATGAGATGATGGTTGACAATGGCAAACGTTGCATTTTTGCCATCAGTGTCGATCCTCAGAACATTGCCTTGCTTAAAGAGGCAGGGTTTAAAGTCGTAGATATTTACGAAGGAATTCAAGGCAAAGTGCATATTTTGACTTGCCATTTGTAAAGAGATTAGGCACTCACTTTGAGTGTCTAATAACAGAGGCAGAGGAACGCCTCATCAAGATTTCCTTGATTGAACCGCAAAACGGTGTTTTGTGCCTAAGCTTGAGTATGTATGGCAACTCCATCTGCTCGCAAAGGATTTGTTCGATCAAATAAGGGAATCTAGAGCGAAATAGTCTAGCGTGGCTAAGGCCACCCACGACACGATAGCAATGCTACATGTGTTCCGAGTGTAACGTTCCTCGTTTCATGTGCAGTCGCTCGATAAGCTCAATTTGCTATTTAACTCTCGTAGTGGAGCTTGGCTCCCTCCTGCGAAAAAATCCCCTGCTCGAAAGGGCAGGGGAATGGAGTGTTTACCCCGTTTTAGGGCGAGGAATTATGCCGATTTTAGGAATGTCGCTGTCTGATGAACTCGTAAAACAAACAAAGCAAGCCTTGGCACGAGAGTTAGACGACCCTGTAATCCGTGTTTACACAAAAGCGGAACGAGTCATAGTTCATCGGGAGGCTTACACGGGGAATTATATCTTAACTGGTTTTAACAGCGCAGACAGATTCTTTCTGATAGGGAAGTTTGCAATGCTCCCTATGCCCGGATGCCGAGGGGTAGTGATATTCCATCATGTTGAGGTTGAACCGAGGTTTAGGCGGATGGGATTAGGCGAAACCCTCCTGAAAATCCGAATGAAAGTCGCCAAGGAAGTAGGTTATTCACTGGCAATGGCTACGGTTAGAGCGGATAACACCACAGAAGGGCATCTTTTGGCTAAAACGGGATGGCAGAATGGAAGAAAATTCACAAATGCTCGTACAGGGCATGAATTGGATATTTGGATGGTGAAACTGTGATCCTTCCAACTTGGTTCGTAAAACGTTATATGCCATCCGGGGCACAGCTATCTAAGTTCCCGATCAAGAGTTGGTTGAGGAATGGAGGCAGTTATAATCCTACCCGAAATTGGACGCCGGGGGTAGAAAGACCTTGTGCAGTTTGCGGCAAACAGGTTTATGTGACTTTCATACTGGGCCAGCAACAACTCGAAGGCGTTTTTCGAGGCGGGGAGTATTTCCATCGAGATCATGCCCCTCTTGAAGGCTCGAAACCGGGTGATTGGCGCAAACAAGGAGACGTAGATAGGAATCTTATTATTCCCAAAGGGAACCTTGAGGAAGGCGAATACAGATATTGGGTTGGAACCCGAGATATATCTGCCACTATGGGGATATGCCGAGCTTGCAGATTCGCTACCTATAGCAGGGAACAAAGAATCGCCCATCAAAATGACGACTCGAAAGCGATCAATGGATCGAGGTGTCCGGAGCGATTAGTTAAGTGCTACAACCTGCTGTTGTCGGTATCGACTTGCATTGTATGCAAAGGGACGAGACACATCAAGGGAAAATGGGGCGTTCCTATTTGCAAGGCTCCGCTTTGTGAGATTAGATGGAAATTTGACCTTGAACGCTACATATCGCTTGAGGCTCAACTGGCTAAGATGCGAAGAAGAGCAACTGTAGCCATCTCGCCGGATACAACAGGCGTAGAATCTCTTGGCCGAATCTGGTGTTCTCAATGCCAGATGTTCGAGGATAATGTGAATCACAACGAAACTCACGCCCAATGGCAATCAATGTGGGCAGCAGAATATCAAGACGGAGATATCTAAAATGTGCCTCGGGTGTTGCGCATTAACGGAGTTGGAGAGTCATCCCTATGATTACGAAGGGGACAACGATTGGGAGAAAGAAAATTACAAAAGCGAATGGCAATATTTTCAAGACTCCTTGCGTGATCTTGATCGAAAGCATAAATATCTCGCCACCGTCAATTCGGATCAGCTCAAGGCCAAGGCCGCCTTCTTGAAAAAGGGCTTCCAGGTGATTTCGACGTTCAAGAGCGAAGAGGATGGTAGACCAATTTGGCTGTTAAGTCGAGGATTAAGGATTCAATCTCCTCGCAAAAAACGGGGTCATTGATATATGCAAGACTTAAGGCGATTGTTCAATCAACCTGGTTTTCCGATGGTTATAACCGGTCGAGAAAAGGTTAAACCATTTCCGGGGCGATTTCCTACAAGATGGAAGATTCTATTCAATGGCACAGGAATAGACAAGAGTAAAACTTTTGATTATTTCGGAAAGCCTAATCGGGATATTGCCATGATGTTAAGTTGGCTTTTGCCTCGACATGCTGGCCTGTTTCAAGCGTGGGAATTTGATCGACTCGGGGCTTTTCGATATGGTTATCTTTCTACGCCAAAAAATTATGCAAAAGTTACCGCAAAAAGCAGTGCAGTTTGTTATTTTTATTATCCATTTCATACAACCAGTTCCGATTTCTTTGCGCCTTGGGTAACAGGCAAAGTATTTCCCAAATGGATGATATTGGATAGGAAATTCGCAATATATACTCCTTATGAAAGGATGCTGCAAGATGAAAATCAACGAGCTGTACCTGCCGGGGCTGAAGAAGTACCGGGATTGGTTAAGAAAAACAAGACCGTTGAAATAATTGATTTAAGAAGGCTTCCCAAAAGCATTGTTCCACCACGACAATATGTAGCCTTTATAAATGGGCGATTCAGATGCTCGCATTGTGGTGAACCATTTCTGCCTGCATGGAGATTGGAACGAGACCAAGAAGTAACATGTGCAGATTGCGGAAGATCAAATTGGGTCGTGTATTAAAATGAAATTTCAGGAACAACACGAGGCGTTTAAGAGACTGGCTATCCAACAGGGACTTTATAGGCTAGAACACCTCAACGAGGTTTTGCCTTTTGGGTACAATGTACCTGAGTCCCGGATGGATAGATGGTTTGCAAAACTGCTAACTATCCCTGCCGAATTCTCATCTCAAAGACGATATGTAAATCGTTTTAAGATCGGAGCTGATCCTGAATTTATTTTTACTGATCCGCTGCATGGCGTTCGTATTGATGCACACCATTTGCGTTTGGCACAAGGATTGGCCTTTGGAATGGATAACAACGGGCGATTAACAGAGATTCGCCCTTATCCAAGTCGAAGCGCATTGCATGTTACTGCTAGTATCTGGACTACTTTGAAATGGTTAGCCATCCTTAAATCTGATGCTGCTGTGTGCCATTGGCAAGCAGGAGTATTCATAGCTGGAGATGGACTCGGAGGACATGTTCACTTCGGACGTAAACGACCTAATCGAAACATGGAAATTGCTGCTTTAGATGTTGTAAGTGACGAATTGTGTCGTTTGAATATCTACCAGCAGAGAGAAATAGCACGTCGTAGACAAGGTGACCAACATAATCAGCATTACGGGATGCCGGGTGATTTCAGGCTTCAAATGCACGGATATGAGTATCGGACATTTCCGAGTTGGTTAGACAGCCCGGAATTGACGTTTCTCATTTTAACTCTAAGCAAGTTGGCTGTGCATAGTCCACAATTGTTTCATGCTTTCGGGCCGTTGAATGATCTGGGACGTTTGCATCAACGACTTAAGAATATTTTTTCTTATTTCAAAGATGTTGATGATGACGCGAGATTGGCTCTGATGATGGTAGTTCGTAAAATTCCAAGTCATATGGGCGGAGATTTTAAATCTCGTTGGGGAATTTCAAGCGAGATTAAGGAATCAAAAATACCTATCGCCTTTATCCCTACATCTATTAAACCGGCAAATGAAGATGTAGAGGAAATGTTTCAATATCTGTTGAATCAGAAACCACTTTCTGATCGTATTCCAACTCCAACTTGGGCACCTTTGGTTCCTCCGCCGGGATACGAGATGGTTATCAATAGAACAGAAACACGCGGAGCAAAAGGATTAGGGGAATTATTGTGGGACGTGGTACAATATCGGGCGGATGAATCTTATTCTTTCGCAGATTGGCGCGAAGGTGCTCGGCACTGGATTATGATTCCAGAATCGTTGGCCAAAAAATTACCAGTTGATTGGAAGAAAAATTACGGAAACTTGATAAAAACATATTCTGGTTCTTCCGCTAATTGTATTTATTCCAATTTTAAAAGCCGAGAAACCAAGAATTTCACAGAATGTCGCCGCTTGTTACTTGAAACCATTTTTCCATTTTGGAAGATTTCTGATGTCAGAGCAGATTCATATTCTCAATGGAAATCGCACATTAAACCAACACCCAAAAAACGAGAATTTGGAACTTTGAATTTGTTCGGCAATATGCACGATATTATTCACCTCAGGTAGAAAAGGAAACCATCATGTGTGGAATATGCGGCATTCGCCGTTTCACCAACGAACCAATTGAACGTAGTGCGGTCGATCTTTTGATTTTAAATAATCAAAATCGAGGCATAGATGCTACAGGAGTAGCTCTCCAACAAGAAGATGGAACGATTGAGGTTTGCAAAAACGACGTTCCGCCTTTTGAATTTATTGGAAGCAATATTTACAAAACGTTTATGGACAAACATTTCAATGATAAAACATTGACTGTTCTTGGCCATACCCGAAAGGCTACTCAGGGCACTCCAAGAGATAATCGCAACAATCACCCAATGTGGAAAGATGTTACTGCGGTTATCCACAATGGAGTCATTCACAATGATGCACAATTGTTCACTCAATTCAAGTTAGAAAGAAGCGCAGAAACAGACAGCGATATTCTCAGGGCGATTCTTGATGCTAATGGACTTACTCCAAAGGCGGTAGAATTGCTTGAAAAATGCAGCGGCAATGCGGCTTTTGCTGCAATCAGTACAAAATATCCCGGTAAGCTGCTTTTGGGACGAAGTGGAAACCCGATTGAACTTGCCGCGACAAAACATCATTTGTATTTTTCAAGCGAAACGGGGCCAATTTACAAAGCACTTCGCCCTTTTAAATTCGCTTGGGGCATTTTGATGCGAGACATGACACCGAATGATTATTGCATGATTACAATGGAAGATCATTCAGCGTGGTGTCTTGGAAGTAAGCCACGCAACGGGGTTAAAAGCCGAGAAGATGATTGGTTGGAATGGCACCAAAAGATGAAGATTACATATAACTTCCAACCTGTTAATTATACTTGCCATTCTCAATATCATGGAAGTCGTGTGCGCTTCTATGATGATCGTCCTGTGGATTTAGTAGAGTGCCCTGGTTGTGGCCTCTATCTTAATGTCACACAGGCGCAACTCAAAGACTTGAAAAAATTCACCTGTGCATCCTGCAAATCACCATTGTTGCTTGTTGATGCGAAAGGAACCAATGCTAAGACTAAGGGCAAATAGCGGGCCAACTGGAAGATTACTTCAGCAAATGTTGGAAGAAAAAGGTTTGTTGAGCCACAATCCACAAGGCATTGTTAACTACGGGTATCATAGTCGAGAAGAAAACTTGCCTACACTTAATGCGAATGCCGGAAATCAAGATAAATATCAGGAGTTAGTAAAACTCGCTGACGCCGGGGTTCCGACAATTCCATTTTCAAGAAGCGCAGCTGAATTGAATCCGCCGATCTTTGGACGGCAATTTCATCACACTCGTGGGCGAGATATTATTGCTTATCGAGTTCGTCCTTTGTTGCGAGGGGATAGATTAAGTGATTACTACACGCAACTGGTGCCGAAGCAAAATGAATATCGGGTTTGGGCCTTTCGGGATAAAACTCTTGCAACCTACGAGAAAGTTTTAACCTATGCAAACAGGCTTGGAAGACGAGGCCGGAATCGAGATGTATGGAATTGGGCAAATGGTTATGCTTATCAATTTATCACACCAGATGATGTTGATGATGAATTGAAGAAAATTGCAATTCAAGCTGTTGCCGCTTTGAAACTCGATTTTGGAGCAGTAGATATATTATTGAGTACAAATGGGCAATATTACGTCCTTGAAGTCAATACGGCTCCCGGAACACAAGGTCAACCTCGTCAAGGAATGGCTTCGTTGGTTAGCTGCATTGAACGTTGGGCTAAAAATGGGTTCAAAGACGGCAAATTAAATTCTCTTCCAAAGAAACAACAAGTATTGTCTGTAGGCTATTTAGCCTAGGGAGGAAATCAATGCCATCGCATGTGCGAATTCTTTTGCTGAATGGATTGTCGATTGAAAAAGGCCAAAAAGCTAAAAACACACTAATGCAATTATCTGGTATGCCTGTGCGAACTATACAGGATGCAGTTCGAGCGTTTAAAACAATACCACCAAGTAATAGATTTAAACTCTGGGTAGGCAGAGAGCGTCGAAATTTACGCAAAGGAAAAAGCCAATATAGACAGGCTTTGAGAAAGATTTTTGGACACCCATTGCCGATTGGTAATGGTGTATTTTTAGGAGGAGGACAAAATGCCCCAAGAGCTAATCAGCCAAGAGGACATGCCCCTGCGGTTGCGGGAATACCCGGAGCAAACCCAATCATGCAATACAACGTCGTCCAAGGTGGTTGGGGTGGTGGACAACCCGTTCCACCAATCAACGACGAAGAACTCGTCATTGACGAACAGCTCTAAAGCAATTCCGGGAGCTAATTCTGTTCGATATATCCAAGGGCGAAGTAGCCAATGGTATTGCAATGCCGGACATGGGTTCATTTATCCCATTATGGTACGAAGTGATCGCTTTATCTATCCATGTTGCATGGATTGCTTTTACGAAGAACTTTCAACCCGAAATGGGGACGTAGGAGACGTAATCAATGTGGAAGAAACTCAAACTGTTGAAAAACCTGTTGACATTACGGCCAACTAGCTTGATTAGCATAAAAACAATTGATTTTACTCGGCCATCCCGAGAATATTGGGCCTCTTTCGATTATGGAGACAACTATGATGCATGCTTCACGATTAAGACACGAGGCTATATTTGTGTTGGCGATGAAATTCTTATTCGGCTTCGCAGTGGTCGCATTGGTCGTTACGCTCTGTTTAGTGTACAAAGAGATTTCACCGGACAAGCCGATTACAAAGTTCATGCGATGGCAATTGGATATGAGAGTACGCCTATCCGAGTTAAAGCAATCAATGTTACGTCGCGTCCTGTTGTTCGGCCAATACTCGCTTTGCCTGCTCCGAAAATTAAAGCGTTACTTGGTGAAGGGTCTAGGGGGATACGATCCTCAGACAGTGGATTACCTGATATATCGGACGGCACTATTATCCCAGCAAGCGAATTGTGGAAAGTACACGCAAGGAATGAAGCCTGTGGTTCAAGGACAAATCCGTTGCGTGCAACAGATCATATGTAGTTTGGACAAAACCTATGCAGACCGATTTAGATGTAAATCCGGTTTTTAAAACATGGCAAGAATCAACCGGAGAACAGAAGGACGCCGCCTTATTTGAACTCGTTAAAAAACTTGAGACATTTGCAAGAACGATTTGTTGGCAGCGACTACCTGATTATCGGAGTGAATTTGGCCCTCTGATAAACGATATTGTTTGGCGAGTAATTGGTAAATCAAATTCATTCAATGGCAAAAGTCAATTTTCGACTTGGGTGTATCGAATCATTGTCAATGAATGCAATAGACTTCTTAGAAAAAGAAAGGAACTTTATGAAACCAGTCTCGAAGAAACGTTGCAAACTGAAACGCCTGACGTAGATGCGCGAATTGATGTAGTTGGGTTTCTTGATATACTCGATGGCGATGACCATACTTTATTTAGAATGGTAATCGAAGGCGAAGATTTTAATACCATTGGGAAGAAACTTAAAATAACCCGCAATACGGCTTTACAACGCTGGAACAGGCTTAGAGGGAAATTAAGAAATGCCTAATCTGAATCAACTCTACTGGATGTATTACAATAATGGGATTGCAATTTATCCTCAAGCTAATATTCCAGACCCAGGTGAATGGATTGCAGTTCAAGGAAATCCAGCCGAACAAATCCTTGCCGTTCCAGCCGTTGAAGCCCCTGTTCTTGCTCCTGTTCCACCTCCAATAGTTCCTAATTTGGGAACTCCTGAAGACGAAGGTTCTATGATAAACAATTTTAGAGTCGGATGCGATCCTGAATTTATGCTGCTAGGTGCAGATAAAAAGACAATTCCGGCTTCGAGATATTTTCCTCAATATGGGCCAGTTGGATACGATCATGGAGGACGCGTGGCTGAATATCGTCCCGAACCGTCCAAGGGTGTATTTGCATTGGTTCGCAAACTTCAAACCTTGATAAAGAATACCAAAGTACCAGATGCTTCTTTGAGAGCAGGAGCAATTTGTAACAACGATTGCCTCGGAGGACATATTCACTTTGGATTCAATAGCTTTCAAGAAGGCGTTTCTCGCAATTTAGGAACCCGAGATGGCTATAGGCTTAATACCAAAGGAATCGAAGTGACAAGAGCATTAGATGCTTTGACCAAAGTTCTTGAACATTTAGACATTCTCCCGAAAAATGAAAGCAACCAGCGACGAACATCATATCAAGCTATCAATTATGGTTATGGCCAATTCGGAGATGTTCGAGATTGCAACGGGCACATGGAATATCGGACGATGGCAAGTTGGTTGTATGATCCGAGGATCGCTTTTCTATGCCTTACAGCAGCAAAATTAGCCGCATCTGATCCTGTAGGTGCATTTCAAGCTCTTCATGATTGTACAAGTTTTGCTGGTTTACACAAGTGGCTTAACACTTATAAATCCAAAGATGTTAATGCGCTTCGTGTAAGTGAAAAGGTACTTGAACCGGGTTTAAAACCATTGCAAATTGATCCTTCAATCAACTTCAAAGAACGTTGGGAAGAGTTGGGGCTATGACATGCAAAGAGAGAAACAGACTTAGATCACACTTGAGAAAGTGTCGATTCAAAGTAAAACTCGATACCTTAAACGGACAACAATACTTGCTGGCCGCTCAAAACGACACAAACAGGTATCCTCATAAGCCTGAGTTGTTGGAGTTGTATCTTTGCTCGGCTTGCGGGTATTTGCATATTGGGCATGGCCGAGAAGCCTGACCCCGTTCTAGGCGAGGAGATTATATGAAAAAACTGCTTTTAGCAATCGGCTTATGTGCTACGGTAATATTAGGTAGCGCAGAAACAGATCAGTCAAAAATTTGGATTAAATTTGAAGGTTGTGTAGAGTCAGGCGAACAAACTCCGGCTTGTTTCTTCTTTGTGCAAGACAAAGAAACAGGTACTCGCTGTTATGCGTTCCGTTCTGTGTACCATGATGGTGCAGCAATATCTTGTGTTAAGTAAAAGCTTGGGAGCGAACGTTAGCCCGAGACACAATACAGATTGCGTTCATCTTTTGTAATTAGTATGTATCTCTCTCTTATATCTCTATTTAATAGGGGGAGGGGGGAGGGGGTATATTGAGTATAGGCTAGAAAGAGAGACAAAAATATTTAGTAATAATTTTCTCTTTTGGAGGGTCTAAAGGTATGTGAAATCTATTACAGTCGAAGTGTCTGAACGCGCATCTGAGTTTTTAGATGCGGAAAAAATAACCGCACTTGTCGAAGCCGAGGCCGAAAGGCTCTACCATATCCGGCGTAGTATCCCTTTAACTCGACAAGAAAAAGACCTTCGTGCCGCTATAGGCAAAGAAGCTTATAATAAGCTTTCTGACGCCGAAAAGACACGTATGTTGTCTTGCATAGAATATCCTGAGTAATCTCCTTACTCCCTATGAATACAAAAATGAAACTCAAGCAAGGCACAGCAGTTCTAATTCAATGGGACGACGCCAAGAGTCTGCTTGGCTGGTCTTATAACCACGAAACTCCACCTCGGGTTCCGGGGCGCATAAAATCCCTCGGCTTTTTAACGGGCACCTCAAAGGAATGTATAAGTATATCACATTCGATGGATCAAAAGAGCGCAAGCCTTGATGACTTATCTATTCCTATTGGGTGCATTACTAGTTTAGAAGTTCTTCCGGAGAAGTTTAGCCGGGATGGAGAGAAAAATGGTACATCCTAGTCATAAAACAAGATATTCAGATTCTAGTTTATATGATGAAGTTTGTGTAGCATGTGGAGCCAATGATGGGCGAGCGACTAAAACAAGACTAGATTTACCTTGTAATTATCCTCGCGTAGAACGGGGTAATCAGCCTGTTAAAGATGGTTGGAAGTCAGACGGAATGCTAGGAGGGCGTTCATGAGAACAACAATGTTACCAGGATGCTGTGGTTTGAAAACAGTGCATGACATAGGTTGTCTAGGCAAGGCAGACGACTTTAGCAAGAAACAAACAGCCTTGTTTGAGGACATGGTGAAGCTGGGAACAGCGCAAGAGGGGCAATGGGCCAGTTATGGCAAGGCTCTTGATACCATAGCCATCATATCGGATTCAAAGCGATACAACCCAAGGCCAGAGGAATTTGAACGACAAAAGAAATTCCTCGAAGACAAAGGTTGGAAGTTGCTAGTTACTTGGAAAAGTCACGAATCAGGCGGGACTAACTATATGTATGGTAGTCCAGAAATGAAACCTGCACACTAATTGGTCGAGCAAACGTTCCTGTATGGCGGAGAAATAATCCTTGAGTTTAATCCCGCCAACCATCAGTACCGAGTAATAAACAAAGGCCGAAAGTATAAGGTTCCATCGGTTACAGGGATAACCTCGATCATCGACAAGTCAGGCCCACTGATGAATTGGGCCATAAATAATACACTCGACGTGTGCAAGGGAGCAATAGCTCCGGGCACAGAGTACGCGGAGATTTATCTTGAGGAGGTTTGGAATGCCGCCAAGCAATCCAGTACTCGAATTAAAGGTGATGCCGCCAAGCGCGGAACCAATTTACATGCCGCTATTGAAAGAAGCATTAGAGAAAGCGGAGAATTACAGAGCGGGGATACAGAGGTGCTTGAATTACGCGATTGGTTACAGCGAGACAACATCACTATTACAGAATCTGAGAGAAAAATCTATTCGCGCCGACACCGTTATTCAGGAACTCTCGATGCTATTGGAACGATTGGCGAGAAAATCTATCTTTTAGATTGGAAAACAGGTAAATCAGTTTATCCCGAGTTTCGCCTCCAAACAGCCGCCTATCAATACGCTTGGGAAGAAGAACATCCCGATCAACCAATCCAAGGTAGATATATAGTTCGCATTCTAGAAGATGGGTCTATCGACCCTCATTACTATCCCCGAGATACCTATCGTCTTGATTTTAAAGCCTTTATCGGTGCTAAAGCTCTTTTTGATCGTGTAAGGCAGATTGAAAAAGAATTACGAAAATCCAGTAATAAAACCTAGTTTCGGAGGGTCTAAATATATGAACGCAGAAGAAGATGTGAAACGCGATTTCCAAGTTAGTGTAGAAGTCCTTTCGATTCATGAATTTATAGTCCCTGAGGTTAACTCTCAGGAAGAGGCAGAGTCCGTGGCTGAAGAATGGCTTATGGACGGGGAAGAGGGAATCGTAGTGACTAAAGATATAACTAATATAGACTCCTTCCCGGTCGGGAATAAAGAGGCATATAATTAGATTTGTCCATCCTTGTTAAAAACACCCGCCAATTAGTTGATCCTAAACAATTTAGATTCGTTGGTCTTGTATACAGCCTCCCAGGAACAGGGAAAACCACTTGGGTGGGAACCTGTCCACCTGACGACACAGGCATCGCAGCATGTGACCTCGGAACTGGTAGCGGCTTACTTCCAATCACTGAAAAATCTTTTGACTATATTGAACCAGAATCCTTAAGCGATCTAGAGAAGTTCGCTAAAGGCGAAGTATTTCCAAACAAGAAAATTCTAGTTCTCGATAATCTTTCTACAATGGCTCGCACTTTAATCAAAGATGCAGCCTTGGCAATTCCAACCTCTAGTGGTGCTTCCCGTAAGTTTGGTGTTCCTGAACTCCGTGATTATATGGTAATGGCGGAGATGATAAGACGAGTTCTTATTGTGCTTATTCAGGCCAATCCAACTAAACACATCCTAGTGATGGCCCATGAAAAATATGACCGTCCAAATGAAACCGATGCTCCGGGAACTGAATCTCTCATTGGCCCTGAGTTATCAGGACAGTTGTTTACCGCAGCACCTTCCATGTTTGACTTCGTACTTCGGCTCAGAACGCGAAGCCTTCTTAGAAATCCTGCGGACGCCAAATCTCGTTACTCACAGAGATACTTTCAAACTAACCAAGAACAAGGCGTGATAGCGAAGTGTCGCGCAACTGTAAATAAAAAGCCTTTGCTTGATCGAGAAGAAATTTTTGATCTTGATTCAGGCGCAGGAAGTTTTCCAAGTCTATTAGATAAGATTATCAAAGGATACCAATGAGTTACGAAGAGGAAAAAAAGAAGAAAAAAGAAATTGAAATAGAAGAAAAGAAAAGCAGAGAAGATGAAGAATTTTTGCTTGCGTTAACTGCGACAATGTTAGCTGCTTCTATTTAATCAAGTTTGCCCATCCGGTTTGCTTCAATAGGATGCGAGGAATGTTAAAAATCCTGCTCTGTCTCCACCCCGTTGACAACAGGTGCGAGGCGTTCCTCAACAAGCCCGATACCGGATGGGCAAAATTTTGTCTAAAATGTAATAAAACCTTCTCCCCGAGGGTCTAAATAATGTTGGCCGGGCTTGGTCAACAAATTCACACACAAAGAGGAACAATAACGAATGAGTTGGACATCTATAAACCTTAAGGAAATTAATCCCGCGCAACTCGATTTAGTCGCCGCAGGTAGCTATAAATTTCGTCTCAATCCCGGAGCTAAGTACAATGATCGTGGTTCGATTTTAGCCTCCGCAACGATTGAGTCGGATGGCGAATTTACCGGGAAGCGTATGTTGTTTAGTTATCCTGATCCTGAATCTACCGACAAGAATGGCAAGGTTCAGAATTGGAGTTCAGTAGCCTTGAAGCGACTTGAAGTTGCGACAGGCCAAGAAGTGCAAGACGGTGAAGACCCGGTTGCTTTCTTGAATCGTATTGCTGGTAGCTTCTTCCAGACCGGAGTAACGGTGAAGGAAGATGAGACTGGTACAAAACGTAGCAACCTTCAGTTGCTCAATGTTAAGCCTGCTGCATAAACTGGCTTAATAGGCGGTGCTAGGGCCAAGGAGAAACTGCCTTGGCCCTTTCTTCCAGATGATTGATCCCGTCATACTCGGCTTCGTGGTTGTGATTATACTTTGTTTCGCCTTGCTATACGCTGAAGATAAAAATCCTACCCTTTGGTCATGACTGAAAAACAGTTAACAGCCCTTTATAAAAGATACAATAAGAAATACTTCGACAATGAACTTCCAGCCGAGGTTCCTGTTCGTCTTGTAGATATGGGTAATACCAATTCTTGTGGCCTTACAACTTTGTTCGCAGAGCCGGGCCTAAGTCTCCATACAATTTATCTTGATTCTAACTTAGTCGAGCATGATGTATTTTTAAAGTTTACTTTGTTACACGAAATGGTTCATGTGAAACAACGTCCATCGGACAATGAAAATGCACATGGGCAGAAATTTGATGAAGAGATGTTGAGATTAGCTTTTAGGGGAGCTTTCCGTGGAATCTGGTAAGAAATATTGGTACAAAACGATATATGCAGATTGTCCTGTTTGTGGCTATGAAAAAATTTATCGGGAACGAATGTATACTCCTAAACCTAAAGAACGACACAAACGTATAAGTTATTATTATATAGCTTATCATTGTAATTATTAAAGAGGAATAATGCCAAAACAATACGAAGCCATCCGAGATAAAGCAAAAGCTGAAGGCATGAGTGATGCTGATGCTAAAACCAAAGCCGCTAAAATTTATAACTCCACCCACAAGAAGCATCCTGTAACCAGAAACTCCAAGTAACTTGTTAATCCACCAACGTCCTATTCCGGGATTAGACTCGAATCGCTTGGTCGTCTGTCTTGAACCAGATACGACTGGAGGAGCGGCACGAGTTCTTAACAATATTTTCAGATCAGCAGGAATCAAAAAAGATGGGCTTAATATTATTAGTTGCGACAATGATTCTGATATTTCTTTTGCAAACACAACCACTAAGACCCGCGCATTAGAAATAATCAATAGTCGTAAATGGAATCGTATCGATCTAGTAGGTGAGACTGCGCTTCGTTGGTTTACTGATAAGCGCGGGGTAGCTAAATGGCGAGGTTCACCATTAGATGTTCAAGGCCAACGAGGGATGGCCATCTTCGATCCCTTGTATTTGATGCGTGACCAATCAATGCTTCCGGTCACCGCTAATGATCTCACTAAGTCTTTAGTTGAACCTCCCGAGCATTACAAACCCTTTCCATCCATTGAGGAAGTTCGTGCTTTCACTGCTACAACTTTTGCATTCGACATTGAATGTCCTAAGTATCGGACGATGGGCGAAACCGCGCCAGCCGAAATGGTCGGACTCTGTGCGAGCGCAACAGAAGCAATATGCGTTCCTGTCCGAGGAGAATATCACTCAGAACTCAAACGAATCTTTCGGAACGCTAAAGCCGTTATTGGGCATAACTGTATTCAGTTCGATCTTCCCAAACTCGAAGCCGTAGACATAACGATTAAACCAGAGTGTCAAGTTTGGGATACGATGCTTCTCCAGCATCTCCGTTTCCCGGACATGCCGCATGATCTTGAATTTGTAGGAAGTCAATTTGTAAGTAAACCAGCTTGGAAACAGGATAAAGATGCGGGTTGGGAGCCTTATTGTTGTCGGGACACTGACGTTACCTATCAGGTTTGGCTCGACCTCCTACCAATGGTCACTCAAGAAGGATTGCTTGACCTGTATAACAATGTTCAAATCCCTCTTGCGCGAATTTGTTATCTTATGCACGAGACGGGGTTCAAAGTTAACCCTGCTCGAATTTCAGAAGTAAGAGAAAAACTTTTAAAGGAACTAGATGAACTCGAAAAAGAACTCCCGGATTTCCTTAGAGGAAGGGATGAACCAACTAAGAAGCGAATTGTGGCACCTCCGGGAACACTTGGAAAAAGCGGAAAGCCGGTTAAATATTTGTCTGTCCCAACTACCAAGCGAATTATTCCTTGGCGAAGCTCAGCCATCAAACAGCGTTATCTCTACGGGGACGGTGCCGGATGCCTCGGGTTGGAGCCTGTATACGACCTCAAATCTGGACGAATAACAACCGGAAAGATGGCGATAGCCAAACTTTACGGGAAGACGAAAAACCATGCTATTCTCGCCCTCGGTAAGATAAATAAAATAGATGAAACAATTACTACATTTGCTAAGGCTGATATGCTTAAAATCAGCCGCATGTATCCTCACTTCAATGTGCATGGCACAGCCAGCGGTCGTCTCTCTTCTTCCGACCCCAATCTTCAAAACATCCCCGAACCCGTCCGATGTATATATGTGCCTTCTCACGCCGGATGGAAGATTATCGACGTTGATTATTCCAATATCGAAAATAGACTCACTGCAATATTGGCAGGAGACAATGCGCGACTCGCCAAGTATGCTGACCCAAAATACTCAGATTATAAATTGCTGGTTTCTAGAGCCTACAGCATACCAGAAGATGAAGTCATCAAGGATAATTCCCGAGAGGCTCCTTATGGAAGATGTAAAGCCATAGTCCTTGGTATTAACTATGGCCTCGGGGCCAAGAAGATCAGTAAGATGTACGACATTCCACTTCCAGAAGTCTATCGACTATTGGATGTTTGGAAATCAGAAATAAAGGGGACAATAGCATGGCAGACGAGAACAGCCTCGCAAGCATCCAGGGATGGTGTATTAACAACACCCTTCAACCGGAAAAGATGGTTCTGGACTTCTTCAGCTTACACCGAGAGCTTGAGCTTTTTACCGCAGAGTTGCGCCGCAGATATCATCTTCCGGGCGATGCTCGGTTTAATGTACGAGCGGATTGGCTGGGACAAAGCCAAAGTCCTCACCGTTACGCCGATAGTGAAAAGCATTCCCTCGTCTACGAATTTGCTTCTACAGGTTCACGATAGTTTGGTATTTGAATCAGCACCAGATAAGGTAGACGAATTAGTAGATACGCTTAAGCTTGTAATGGAACAACCTTGGAAGGAACTCGGAGGATATTCAATTCCGATTTCAGTCAAAATAGGAGAGGCATGGGGATAACAACCGAAGATTATAATACCTTCGTAAAAGATTACTGGCGACGTAATCAAGAAGATATTGAAGGTTTGTTCATAATGACTGCCGGACTAGCAGGTGAAACCGGAGAAGTCATGGAACATCTCAAGAAATCAGTCCGAGACAATACCTTAGACAAGCAGGAACTAAAACTCGAACTCGGAGATGTTCTTTATTATTTGACTCGGATTTCTCAACGGTTCGGCTTCACCTTAAAAGATATCATGCAGGCCAATGTAGATAAGCTTACTCAACGGAAAGAACATGGCAAACACCCGGATTTCAGGAGATAACATTGCCAAATATTGAAGGCGCAATTAAAGAGTTAGAATATGCTAAATTTGCTCTTGGTAACTTAGACAGAGCACGAGTCAATGAAATCGAAACTTTAGCAGATGAAATTTATGGCCGAGTTTATGAAGCAATAGAATTATTGCAGGAAGGATGACCCCGTTTTATGCGAGGAATATTAACATGGTTAGAACAGAAATTAAATGGCCAGATTAGTAAAGAAAAGACTCAACATAATTGCCAAGAGGCAGGTTGTTACCTTCCTCGCAAAGAACGGGGTAAGGAAAGTAGCATAATTGTAAATTATCCCCGTAAACCTAGATATGAATGTGATTGCCCGGATTGCATGGAACCGGGATTACGATAGTAATAAACCAGCAGATTCGAGGGTCTAAATAGATATGCATCCCGTTAGAAGGCTATTAGGAATTGTAGGTTTGGGATTGATGGGATTTAGTTTGTTGTTAGCTTGGAAGTATGTAGATTTGCCGCAAGGCAAAGAGAAGAAAACCTATTTGGAATTACCTAATTCCATATCTATTATTCCTGTTGAAAACACAGAGTTTGTTCCCGGCCCTGTTGATAAGGTAAAGATTGGTTATTATACCTATAAAATCAAATGGGTTACGAAGTATATGGATGACTGTATTCCGGGGCAACTAGATGATGGGTGTACAGATAACGAACACAGTGTAATTCGTATTACTATACACGTGGATTTAAAGCATCAGCAAAGTGCTTTGCTACATGAGATGTTACATGCGATTGTGGATACATCGTCTGCACGCGCTAGCAGCGAAGGCGTGGCCGAATTATCACCATTGTTGTTAGAAGTAATGCATGACAATCCTGAGGTTATGAAATTTTTAATGGAGAAAGAATGACAATAAGAGCGAGAGATATTGCATTTATTAAGACGACAGGCGAGACAGTGTTTGTTCTGGAATACCCTACTAGTACAGGCAAGGTAAGTGTTCGTCGTCCTGTGGCTAGTCAAGATGGAATCAACCATAACACAGAAGTATTCGACTATGATGAGCTTGAAACCAAAGAGGAACAAAACAAGCGATTTCTATCGGAGCGAGAGGAGATTCTAGCAAAATATGTCACAAGCGCGAATCAAGCTGCGACCTCTTCAGACAACGGGTTCAGCAGTAATTAACCTAGAGGGATTAAATCCAGAAGATCGTCTTAGGATTAAGAAGGTTGGGTTTGATCGCTGGCTAGATGAAGTGAGCAAAGCTCAGGAGAAACGAATTGCCAGAGGGAGTTTGTAAGTGCCTACCGAAAGAAAGCTGGTTTACAAGTTGGATGGAATGTTGGCCACTGGCAGAGTCCCCGAAGAGTTACATTTTATTTTCAGGGATGGCTTGTCTCGGAGCAGCCCTAGGACGAAAAACGTACTTTTCATTGGATGTCCACAAGGTTTATCCGCTCTTGAACTTGCTGCTTATCGGGCCTTCGGGGATTGGGAAGTCAACTGCAATGCGAGATATAGCAGTAAATCATCTGATTCCGATGGTTCCAGAGGACATGAGGCCCGCCCTCTTAACAGGAAAGAGTACCAAGGAAGCCATTCATCAAGACTTAGTTGTATGCCCGAAGAGCATTATAATGGCCAGCGAGTTAGCGAACCTCTTCAGCAAAGAGAAGTACAACGAGGGGATGATTCCTTACTTTACCGATCTATTAGACTTAGCCCCAGCGAGAGTGCGTACGAAGTCGGGTGGGAACATGGTTATTCAGCGGCCCGAGTGTTGTGTAATGGGGGGAAGCACTAAACAGTGGTTGCAGGATATGTTGCCGAGTACGGCAGGCGAGGGTGGGTTTCTTCCGAGGTTTTTAATAGTCAAGGAAGATTACAAGTTTCAACGTATTGCCGACCCTCGCAGGCACATGAACGACAAGCAAAGGTCGGAACTAGCAACCCAACGTGAGAAAGTAATTTATGATTTTATTCGGCTTATTCGGATCAACGAGGGGTTAATCGACTTTGAAGACTACGACGCCAGCGACACCTATACCGAATGGTACAACACCTTCCTCCCGGACTCTGGTGCTCTTGCACCATTTGCTGCCCGTGCTGGTGCTCACGTTCTCAGGCTTTCTTTACTCACAGCAATTTCTTGTGGCCGCCAGTCTATCACTGCCGATGACGTGCGTTGCGCTACTTGCCTTTACGATTACGCTACTAAACGCCTCGCAGAAGTTGTTATCCCGCTTTCGCCAGAAGGCAAAAAGGTTACAAGGCTTCTAGAGGTTATTGGGAATATGGCTTTAAGTGGAACTGAGATTCGCAGGGCCATGAGAAACCATATGGGCAGTGCGGATGTAGATAGGTTGATTGGGGATTTGGTACGAGACGGGGAGTTGATCTTCGAGAGTGATACCAAACTCTACAGGAAACCAATGCGATGATAGAACCAGTTGAGGAACGTATTAGCGCGGCAATGGTTGATCGATTAGCCATTATTTTAAACAACAGAGACACTGATCTCAAGGTTACAGTAATGGTGAAATTGATTGGAGACAGGTTTGGCTATGAGGCAACCTTCACGGCGGATAAAGCCTACCTGTCTCCCGAGGGGCCAGAGATTGATAAGATGTTCGACCTTGTGAAGGAAAAGGTCAAGGTTGTATTAAGTGGGGAGAAGGAGTTAAATGCAATCACGAGTTAAGACATGGATTGTAGCACACGATCTGCACTACCCCGCATATAGTAAGTCAACTTGGGGTGCTCTCATGGCATTCCTTAAGGATATTAAACCAGCAGGCTTTATTTTTGGTGGAGATCAATTTGACAACCAAGAGATCGGGCATCACACAAAAGGAAAACCTTTCTACAGAGAACGTGCCAGTTTCAAACGAAACTCAGATGGCTTTGACCGAGATGTTCTTGGGCCACTCGAAGCCGCGCTCGGCAAGGCCGAGAAGGTCTGGATTGTCGGGAACCACGATGATTGGGAACGACAACTTATCGAAGAACAACCAGAGCTTGAGGGAATTATTGAACGTGCTGAATCACTTCGACTCGCAAATCGTGGGTGGAAAATTGTTCCTCTCGGACACTCTTATAAGCTTGGAGAACTAAATGTCATCCACGGGGAAATACTCACGGGGATCGGCAACCAAGCAGGGGCATATCCAGCGAAGAAAGCCCTTGAAATATACGGCAGTAATGTCCTCGCAGGACATACCCATGCTCCGCAGTCTTTTGCAAAGATCAGTCCCGTCGAAGTCAAAAAGAAGTACATGGCGTGGATTGCTCCGATCCTTGGAGATGTGAATCCAAATTATCTAAGGAATAGACCGACAGCTTGGCTTACAGGATTTACAGTGGTCGAAGTTCGTGAGAAAGGATTATTCAATCTTTATCCGATTATTGTAATCGACGGGGAATTTTCATACGGAGGTAAAACTTACAAAGGATAATGCCATACATTAAAGAGGGAGATAGAAGCGAGGCGTTGCTTGACCCAAGGACTCCGGGTGAACTTAATTACAGTTTTACTGTAACTGCTAAAGATTATCTGCGACTAAAAGGATTATCTTATACGCATATCAATGATGTTCTCGGAGCCTTGGAAGGTGCGAAGTTGGAGTTCTACCGTCGGGTAGTAGTGCCTTACGAAGAAGGCAAAATCAAAGAAAATGGGGATGTTTACTAATGAAATTTTATTTAGCTGCACCTTTTTCGATGAAAAACAAAGTCCGAGAATATGCTAAACAGCTTCGTGCAGCGGGGCATGAATGCACTTCAAATTGGCTCAAGGAACGTCTTAATCCCAAGGCAGACATTGAACCGGGTGATAATTTTAGGCATCAAGCAGAACGAGATTTAATTGACATAGATCGGTCGCATCAGTTTGTATTGTTTACAGTTAATCCAAAACATTGGATTAAACGAGGAGGGAAACACTTTGAAGCAGGATACGCTTACGCCAATGGACTCACTATTAACGTTATCGGGCCAAATGAAAACATCTTCTACTTTCTCCGAGATGTCAAACACTTCAAGTCCTTCAAAGAGTTCCTCGGTTCCCTTGAAGTCTAAAGCAACGACATCGAATCCTAAAGACCTGTTTGGAAATAAGAAAGTTAGTATAACTAAGTTATCGCCTGTGGCTATTCTTCATGCTTCTCATGCAATGATGAATGGAGCCGATAAGTACGGGCCGTATAACTGGCGCGACAAAGCAGTGATTGCTAGTATCTATATAGATGCAGCAATGAGGCATTTGATGGCGTGGTTTGAACGAGAAGAGGTAGCCAGTGATTCAGGCGTCCATCATCTTGGTCACGCAATGGCTTGTGCTTCGATCTTGTTGGACGCGCAGGAAACAGGAAATCTGATTGATGATAGACCGGAAGTTAATCCGAAGTATCAAGAAGTATTAGATAGATTAAGTGAAGTAATTCAGCAAAAGAGGAGCGAAAAGAAATAATGTTGTTGCCTTACCTATTATATATTGCAGGTAGTTTATGCTTTTTGATTGGAACTGTTATTAGTTTATACGCATATCTAGTTAAATAAACCATGATCCTCGATCTTCCTCCTGATCCAAGTCTTAAAGATTTGCAACTTCCTTTTGAATGGCGATACAATCAACGCCGAGGAACTTGGGTTGCATATGCAAAAGAATTCTCGCATCAAATGGAATTCTTTGGGCCGGATAGGAAACCTAGGGATATTTTCCGAAGCGATGTAGCTGCTTATCGTGAGTACCTAAAAAAGAAAGGCAATAGTGATAACACTATTGCCGTTAAGTTGCATATCGGATTGTCGTTCTACAAACTACTAGATGAGTTGGGTGTGGTCGAAGCTGGCTATAACCCGTTTGCTGGTATGTCGCCTAGGAGAGTGCGAGTCAGAAAATACAACAAATAAAGTTGGATACGAAGCCAAAGCCCCGATTTCGGTCGGGGCTTTTTTTATTGCTTAACTCTTTCTTCCATAAATTCTTGCCGCTGTTCAGGCAAGAGTTTAGTTGTATCAAGTTCCTTGTGGGAATATTGACGAAGCAATGCTTTTTCATTGGGAGTAGCAGCTAAGAAGACCTTAGCTTTTTGTTCCACAGGTAACCTATGGTAATCTCGATAGAGTTCAGGAAGACGAACAAGCTCACGAGCCTTCTTAAAGTCGGCTAGATTCATCTTGCCTTCCCGAAGAAGACTAGCTACCTTGTTGGAATCCAATTCCCCGTTCTGCATATCTTGAACAAGTTCAGCTACGTGGTGGCTAGTGATATCTGTGGGTATTGAACTGATGGCGTACTGATGCGCCAAGGCTCCAGCTTCAGTTCGATAGACTGAACGAGTTACACCAAGACCTGATAGGATTCCGCCTAGTTTGTCTTTATTTCCAGACTTAAGAAAACCTTGCGTAGAGATTGGCATCACCCCTCGCGCAAAGTCCATGACCTGTTCTCCAGCTGTTCGTCGGCGTCCGAAGTCATCCTTGCCTGTAGCGAGTTCCATAAAAGGTTTAATGAGAGTAGGATTTAATCGGTGCATTACGAAGCTATTAGGATCAGTCATCAAATGCCATATGTCACCCGGCAAGCTTCGCATCTTATATTCATACCCTTTAACCACTAAAGAAAACGGGCGATCCCAATGCGGGTCATCGTCTAACAATTGGTTAAGAATACGTGCAGTGGCATACATACCCATTGCACCACGGAATAAAGCAGCATATTGTTCACGGCCATAAGGTCGCAAAGCTTGGCCTACAAATCGGCCACGAGCTTCAAGAAAGTCAGGAGCTAAGAACATCATCCTCAACATAGCTTGAGTTTGAGGATGCCTTCCCATCATAACATAATTCAATTCACCGAAAGCAGCATTGGCTTGGTTGGCAGTTAATTCTGCTACTTGATCTGAGGTAATTTTGCCTTTTGCGATATCATCGCTGAAACGCTGAATGTTGCGCTCATAGGCTTCAACTCCCATCTTAGCCTTCAAACGCGGAATATAATCCTGAAACAAATAATCAGTATATTTCTGCATAAATCGGCCAAGGCCGGGAATTTTACCGACTGCTCCACCTGTGGTAACACCTTCCTCAAAAGCAGCAACAGGGTCAAAATTTCCTATTACGAGGCCGTGATCTAAAAGCTTAGTCATTGAAGGATTAGCTAAATCGATTTGGCCCGGATTAAAAGGATTGACTTTATGGAAGATCGCGTGAGTACCTTCTTGGATTTGGTGGAAAGGCGAAGCTGCTAACAAAGTCTGTTTAAAGAAAGATTGACCCTTAAGAATCGCTGTTTGGACTGGATGAGCCGAAGCCCATTTCCCTCGATTGATAACATTATCGAGTGTCTGTGCATGATCGGGATGAACTCTTAGATCACCCTTCATGAAGATGGGCGCACCATTTTCATCCTTAGTTGCCCAAGTCCATTTAGTTAAGGCTGGATGATTGAGAGCTTTGTAATCTCCGGTTTCATCTGGCCCGGCTTTAGGGTAGATGAAATAAGCATTGGGTTTCTCTTGACCTGATACCCCTATTGCTGGATCAATCTCGTCAAAGGCAGGTTTACCTTTACCGGAAGGAGCAACAATAGGACGCCCGTCTTTAGCTAATCCGTAAGACAAATCGCGGATAAAAGAACGAGATGCAACAGCTTGGTTGAGAGCTTTCTCCCAAGAAGACAAAAGGAATCCAATATCTTTGTTAACAGGAATTCGACCCGCCTGTTCTCCTTCAAAATAAGAATCAAAGATTCTACGTTTCGCGGAGTTGAAATCAGTCTTCAACAAACCACTGCGATGCAGGGAACTAAAGAAATTAACAGCATTAGTTTGATCTTTTGGTTTCCAGACCTGCGGAACGTAATTCTCCAAACCACTCTTAAGAACACCCATGTCAATGGCTTCTTTGAGTCGTTTATCAAAATGTTCCACAATCATTTTAGCTAGAGTCTTTTCTTCGGGAGTTAAATTCCTAGCAGCTTCATAACCTGCTCGAAGCATTCCCTTGGAACGACCAGCACGATCTGCGAGTATTTGATCGTCTCCTCCGGCCTGAATCCAATTAGTGATAGCTTCCCGACGTTGAGCATCAGGAAGTTTATTTTTTATTTCTTTAGTGAACTGTCGAAGTTCCCAAGCCGATCTATTTAAGGCTCCACTGAATCGTCCAACCGATGATCTGTAATCAGTCATTTCTGGTTCACGAAGCCACATATCTTTCAAAGCTACAGCTTGAGCAGCAACTCGACCCAAGGCCAACTGAGTCTTATCCCAGCCATCTGTAAGAGTCTTATCCAGACGCTCAGCAATTCGCATCCGACTGTCATCAGGCGGTGTGGCTTTCAGAGCAGATTCAACCTTATCGGTAAGTTGCCCGAGAGAAGTTTGCTGGACAGGAGTTCCTTGAACAGGTGCAGGCTTAGACAATGGCTTGAAGCTAAGTGAGCCTCGCTCTTTCCTGATCTGTTCTGATACCATCCGGCGAGCCGTACCTTCGGCCATGCTAGGATTACGCTTAAGGAACTCTGTTACCCGTTGCTGAAAGACCTCAACTGTTGGTAAACTTCCTCGCACAGAACGGGGTTCGGCCATCAACTGTTCTTTCAACTGTTGAGCACGTTGAACGTAGGACATCCCCTCTGGTAATTTACCAGCATCCCGTTCAGCCGCAGCCATCTCCATTGCTTGTTTATCTTTGGCGAGGTTAGCCCAAGGATCAACAGCAGGTTGAGGATCACGAGTTCCCAATCGTTTTGAGGTATCCTCTACCGAGGGTCGCGGGGCGGCGAGAACGGATTCTCCTGATCCCGTGGTGGCTGTGGTCGCTTGAATGGATTCTTTAGGTTGTATGGGTTCCGAACCGGGCGTTGCTTCTCGCCCCACGATGGAACTCGGGGTCTTTTTATAGGCATTAGCTATCTCATCTGCACGATGCGGATACTCTTGCATCAACTTGAATGCAATTTCTGATTCAGATAAACCTTGGCTTTGTAAGCGGCGTCCTCGTTGAAAGATGATCTCAGACTCGCCTAACGGACGTGATTCTGGTTCAATACTGATTGGTTTAGGCGTAATTTTAGGCGGAGTTCCCAAGTTGGGAACTTGCTGGGTTGGTAATGCTTGACGTAAATCTTTTGGTGTGAACATGGGTTTCTCCTCCCCTTTCACTACCATTATACCAGATTCAGGAGGAGATGTCAAGTTCTCGCGCGCGCGCGAGGCAACAATCAAAGGTTTAGGTGTCTCAACTGGAGTAATAATATCTTGAGGTTTAAGTGCAGGCTTAACAGGCTGAGGTTCTGATTTAGCAAATTGGCCTACTTTACTAGGCAGATCAGCTGCATTATTATTGATTGCAGGTTCACCCATAGCACTATGAGCACCTGACATCATAGCCATTGCACCATTTAGAAGGCTGTGAGTTCCAAGGCGCATAGCCTCGTTTTTGTATTCTTCATTGCCTGTGGCTTTATATTGCTGCCAATTCTCATGTGCAGCATGGAAAGCATCATAGGAGCCTTTACCCATTTGTCCGGCGAATGCCGCTGAAGCCAATCGAGGAAGAATTCGTCCAAGACGACCAGCAGCTATCCCCATAGCGCCAAAGCCGTGCATAAGTAAAATATTATCAGGCGAGGTTAAACTACCAGCAAACTCATCAAATCCTGTTCGTACAGGATGCGCAGCCTGTTCCATCGGAGAGAATACGCGCTCAGGATACATCAATTGAGTAGTATCCTCAGGCCGCATGGAGCCTTTGCCCCCATGAAAGATATCACTAATATGACGGAGAACAGGAATCGCATCTTCTAATTGTTCCATCTTAGAAGGATTGTGTACCCCTATAGTAGCTTCAGGTACAGATGTTTTAGACGGATAAAGCCGCTGCATCGCCTGAGTAACATCGCCATCACTCATATTAGCAGGAAAATTAATCGGGCCATCAGGCCCGTTAATTTGTCGATATTGATCTTGTGGAGGCATTTATCGAAGTTGTCCCGTAGTCGGATCGTAGGTTTTTGCTTTAGCTCCTGACCCCGTTTTCTGCGAGGAACGTTTGGGGCTAGGCGGAGCTTCTATCGATTGAGGCCAAGCTTGGCCAAACCGCTGTGTTTCTTCTTCGATCTGAGACTGAATACGTTGGTTGTATTGATCCATGTAGGCTTGGCGTTCTTTAGGATCGACACTGAATAGGAAGTCCTTGGGACGAGTTTTATCGTCTGGGTTCTTAATAGCATCAGCCATATGCTTGTCAAGAATCTGATTATCAACCCATTGCTGATGAGCCGGGTCATTGTTCTTTAACATCTGCTGAGACAAGCCATCAATTCGCTTGTCATGTTCCCGTCGAGCATCAGAGTAGTTCTGCGAAGGAATTCTAGCATTAGCACTACCACCAGCGATAGCTGATCCACGTTCCACTGCTTGTGCTTGAGCGCGTTTGTTAGCCAAGGCGATCTGAGGAGGAGAGGCTTGACCGGGGTCTTGCACGCCCATTATCATCAACTGTTCCCGAGTACCTATATCGAGGTTCGAGGCAGTGTGCTGAGAACGAACCAAGGCCGGATCGAAATCCGGGTTAGGAATGAATTTCCCTTCACCAGTAGTATTGTCATACTGATAAAGAGATTGATCGTTTTTGTTAATAGGCATCGCATGAACATCATGATCCGGACGACCAAGTTTCTGGTTCATTATCCGATAATGTTCAATTTCAGCCGCTTGAAGATCACGCTTTTGTCGCATATCTTCAAGGCGTTCAAGCATACCAGCCGCCTCGAAGGGTTTAGCAAACTGTTGGTTATAAAGGTTTTGTTTTAATTGTCTTCCGCCGATCATTCCGGCAAGAGCACCTTGAATAGATTCGCCTGCTGTGTCCCCGCCATGCGCGGCTGCGCCACCGAATAATCCGCCTTCGATTGCAGCCGACAGGCGAGGGTGCGCACCAAAAAATCCACTGTTAGGCAATATCTGATTTTGTTGAACTTGAGAAGCTTCCAAGGGACTTAAGCCATACGGAGCGAGAGCTTGAGTTGCAGCGGCGTGAGCCTGTGGGTCAAATGTAAATTGACTGTAATCAGGTTCGTTAGTCATGTTATTACCGAACATTCCGCTTTCGGCAATAGAGCGACCTCGCCCACTTCGGACGTGTTCAAAAGGGGTTTCCATTCTATTAGCAGCAGACATCATGCGCAAATCAAATAGACCTGCGCGAGACGCATTTGGATTCATGAAACCGGGTGCGTAGGGATTATCAGCCATATTAGAACATGCCTTGCATACTTTGCATTGCCATCGGATTAAAGCTCATTTGGTTAGGATTAGCTCCTGACCCAATACCAAAGCCAGAGAAGCTAGAACTAGGGGCAAGAGAGGTTGGCCCTCCGCTTGCTCCTGCACCAGTTGCGTGCATAGCCGCTCCCATACCTCCGCCGCCTAAGAATCCACCAGCTGCGCCAAGGGCCGCACCTGCTAGCTGCGGTAACCACGTTCCAAGGCCACCAGTCGATTGCTGTTGACTGAAGTTTCCAGTCTGACCAGTTAATTGCGGACTGAAGCTCATGCCCATTCCAGTTGCCGCCATCTGGCGTTGTAACGCGCTCATTACATTGGAAACATTAGCGTTAGACATCATCGAGGCATTTGCTCGACCAGTCATTGCTTTTTGCGCTGCAAGCCACCCTGCTCCGGCTTGTCCACCCAGCCCTTGTACACGTTGATTCTGATTCAGAACCCCCATGTTATTCGCACCTTGCTGCTGTGCTCCTTTTTGAGACTGTCCAAGGCCCATAGAATATAAGGCATTCCCAAAAGGATTGTTAATCATATCGCCAAGTTGTTTACCACCGCCTTGAATAAGGTTGTTGTAAATCCCTTGACTGATAGGATTAAACTGAAGGTTGCTCGTGTTAGAGCCGGAAGTTTTAGTAGTAGTTCCCATAAGGGTTAAATATTAACTCGCCATCTGTAATCTGGTTGCTTTGAAAGTCGCTCTGCTCCGAGTTCTTCTAGAACCCGGTGATATTTAGTATCATCTGCGGGGGTGTTAAAATAATACTCTGTAACTCCTGATCCCTTTAAGATGTTCTCAATTCCCCAAAGAAACTTGTACGTCTTAGAAACTGGTGCGCCATTGGCATGAAGAGGATCAACCTCGTTTGCCATTCGCCACACGGCTCGCATCTCACCCATTGCTAAGACCCTGCACATCGGGGTCAGGTTTGAACTATCTTTGATTTCCTCTATTTCCTCTGCTGTAGCTAATCTAATACGGTCTAGCATTCTCCTCCTCGCTTAGAACGGGGTTAGTATCTAAATATGAAATGAACTAACGCAGATAAAGACAAGACGACTCCTGCTATTACCCAGCGCCAACGATTTATAGTATCGACTTTTTCTTCTAGTCTTGAAACACGCCCAGGCTGACCATTACCAACTAAATCAGTTACTTTGGTATCAAGCCGAGCTAACGCATCTACAACATGAGTTTGAAAATCTTCCGTATTCATTTAAAATAATTTATACCGCGCTCCTGAAAGATCAGTTCCACCTTGGCTTCCACCACCGCCAACTGTTCCCGTTTGACCTACAGTTCCAGTGAATATTTGACAAACTATTTGCATATCATGGTGAGTAAAAAGTTTAGTTATATCTGTTAGTGCGTACATTTGACGATTGTTGTTGTCCCAACCTAGCCAATAATAAGTATTAGCAGATAAACCAGTTAATGACCCAGCAGGAATCGATATGTTGTGTGTAAGTCCTAGAGGATGATTTACTTGGAATCTATAACTAGGGGCTTGAGAGAATGCTACTCCGGTTTCTATAGCTGCGTTTTTGTCTTTCAAGAATCCATTAAGCCAGCTTACAGTTCCTGTTGCACCTGTCCATGTAAAGGTTAAGTTATTGAACGTCGGACGAGCGTGCATGAAATCAAGCTGAGATACTTGAAATGAAGTAGTTTGTAATTGTTTTTCAGCTATTGAAAGTCTATTGTGTAAATCTTCAATGCGTTCCAACTGTTTGTTTAATTGATTCAAATCAAGTTTAGCAATTTTCATTACAAGTCCATAAATGGAATACTTTCAATGTTATAAGAACCAAGTAAAATATTGTTGGAACTTGTTGATTGGAATTTAAATTGAACATAACGAGTTGGAATAGCTTGCGATGCAATAAAAAATTTTCGTGTTCCTAATGGCCCAGCAACAGAAGGAAAATTATTAACTAAAATTTTAGGGTTAACAAAATCCGATTGCAACAAAGCTCCGAAGACTGAAACTGTCATTGATGGATCACCATCATAATCAATTTCATTTAATACCTTCCGCATTCCAGGTTCTCCTAATCCTAGCCACGAAGTCATAGCTGTTAATGTGAATGGAGTTCCATTGTCATCAAGAGCGGATTGGAGATACTGATTTATTGTGTTAGTATTGCCGCCAATAAATAACCATTGTGATTGGCCTTGCAAAGTTACATTATAAAGCAAAGACAAGCTACCATTAGTGGGTTGCCATACAAACCATTGCTGATGACGCATATCATAAACTAGATGTAAGTCACAATATGTGGCTTGTGCAAATGGGATTGCAAGAATAAAAAGATCATATTCACCATCAGCTACAAATGTAGCATGAGCCAATGTTGCAGCGGTAGGTTGAATTTGATTCAAGATATCTTGTATTCTTGCGCCAATATCAATGTATGTATTAAAATCACTTTGGATAACACGAAAATCAGGTGTTAACCAAATTGCTCCTGCCGGGGAACCTTGTGTATAAACTATGTTCCAAACTTCTTGATTTAATACTCCTACTTGTGGATGTACGATTTCAGGTAATTGAAAATTGGTTGGATCATTTCCAACTAATCGCCTAATATGATATTGAGAACCCATGTAGAGATTTTGACCATCCGATAGAAGTCCGGATACAGTTTCAGCTCCATCGGATATGTCGAAGTAATTATCTCCGGGCCATGCTTCTTCATATTTCCCTGCAATAAATCCATTAGGTAATGTTAAATCACCTACAGCTTTAGAAAAGAAAACGCTGTGAGTTGCTCCTGGAACTCCCGCCATCCATAAGCGTCCTTGATGCTTTATACACAAGGTTCCAGCAGGCGGAGGATCATTTAAAGTAATTCCAAATTCATTTCCACTTTGATCTGTGAAAAGCAAAACTTGATTCAAAAGTAAAGTTGTTTCAGGTGTATTATCTGCATAAGTAGTGACATCACCTGCACCACCATTTACAAGTTCTGCAACTTGATACAAAATACTTGGATCATTTCCATCGGCTGTTGCTAAAAGATATTTGTGCGTAACTTGTGGATCATTGCTAGTAGCCAAAAGTAAATTGATTATTCCATTTACAACTGGCCCTGTGCTAGTTGATGGTTGAGTAATATCACTAAAATGGCCTGTGTTGGCATTAAAAAAAGCCAAATAATAAGTACGACCAATAGTTAGATTAACGTTTCCACCACCAGCGATGCTTGTAATACCTACACCACTGCCACTTGATGTAGTTCCTCCTGCTTGTCCTCCAGTAAATACAGTGATCTTTATGTTTGTAATTGCAATGTTAGCTTGCAAATTAAAACTAGGAGGAGCACCCGGATTTGGGCTTACAGTCGCAGTACCTGTTCCAGTAAAATTTAAACCAAAACTAGATGCATTTATATCAGCTAAAGTCCAACTACCTCCCCATAAATAAGAAGAACTACCAAATGTGTATGTTCCAGAAGTCGGATGGTTTGTTCCTATTGTAGTACTTGTTCCGTAATTAACTCCATTTTTACGAAGATTAGCTGTTACTTGTAATGCTAAAAAAGCAGCTCCTGTAAAGTTTATATCCATTGTGACCATGATTCCAGCAATGGTACCACTAGCAATTGCAAATCCGTAATTGCTTATGAATACAGGAGAAGAAGTTTGACTGCTTGTTGTATGTTCTGAAAAACCAAAATTAGTGCCACTTGAATTACCAGGATTAGGGCCAAATGATGTACCACTACTTCCTCCTCCTCCTGAAGTATTTACAGTTACATCATTTACATTGATTCCCCAATTAGAAACTCCTCCTGCGGTATCTCCATTCCATTTTTTAAGATCAGAAGATAATCCATCAAAAAAATATTGATAATTTCTTGAACTTAAAGAACGAACAATAGAACCTGAGGGATTAAATACATTAGTATAAAAAGAACCATCTTCACCAAAAGCTTCTACTTGTCCTGCGCCTTGTGTTAAAATGGTTCTTAATCCATCTGAATCTCTTTGAAATGATACCAGACGATTTGCAGTAGCATTAAGTCCAGTTGCAAAAGGAACAAAACCCCAGCGTCGTTCAATCACACCTTTGGTGATAGGTTGAATATTTGTTAAAGCCTGCCACATTGAAGCATCTTGAGCAGGAGGTTGGGTATGAGAATCTTGTCCTGTGCCTTGAAAATTATCCCTGATATAACGGATCGGTGGTTTGATCTGTTGATCTTGGACAATTGGATCCCAAGGTTGTAATGGTCTTTGATATGTAGACATTAAGGATTAAGTAAACTCAAATCAATAGTTTCAACAGTTGGTAAGAAACCACCAATACTAGCTGCATCGGGGCCAAAGTAATCTCCAGTTTTGCTCATGAAGTTCAAATCACGAACAATCTTTTGGAGACCTTGTTGATATCGTCCTTCCCAGGCTTGAGCTTCAGCAGCACGAAATAGAAATTGAAATGCAAGAGAATTTACTCCTGCAATCATTACATGTTTGTAATCATCTGGAACTTGAACAAATTGGCCGGGAGAAGTTATTTGTGCGATTTGCCGAAAGTATCTGAATTCTATGATATAACCTTCAATGGGTTCAACACCATTGGTACTTGGTGGGTTAGTTCCATTTGTGGTTAATCCAGATGTCGGTTCTGTCCAAGTAGCATTATTGAAAATATTGCTTGCTTGTAGCGTAGTACTATTGCTGGTAATTTCAGTTATTTCACTGGTTCCTGCTGAAGCCGCATACACATTATATCGATTATATGCAATTCCAGTAGCACTCGCCCCAACAGGTTCAATTGGAGGATTTACAACCAACAGCATGTTTGCTGGAACAAATATTTCTGTTACAACCGGAGCAGTGGATTCCCCTCCAAGAGAATCAACAAAAGTTGTAGTTACAAAATAAATTCGATTTGATAAAGCTCCTCCCGGAGTTACAGTGCAAATAGGAGGTTCAGGTTGAGGAGTATATAATGCTTGATTATCCGGAGCTGGATATATATTTAAAACATTAGGAGTAGCTTCATCTTGGCGATAAACAGAAGGTCTTCCGGGACGTTGGGTTCCATCTGAATAACTTATCTTAGATGAAAGAGGTTGTTCATTTATTTGCCCAAGAGGGCGAAAATTAGTACGATCAACTACGCTCTTAGGTTTTACATAGCGAAAATCAGTTAGGTTTAAACCTGTATCATATGTTCCTGCAGGGTTAGAACCTATTGGGCCAACCCAATAATTCGTAACTCCTGTTTGAGTAATGAACTGTTGAGTTGGAGAAAGCAAAAACCACCATTTAGAAACCTTGAGCATGTCTAACGAAACACGATTCACGTAATCCAATAAAACGTTGGAATCTGGTGTCGTAACAGCAGATATTTGATTGCGCACATCTTGTGATGTCGCACTCATTATATTTTGAGCCGTAGTAGTAGCTGCAAACAGTCTAGGCCCGGTAGATGGAAGAAGAACAGGCATTTATCGCACCACAGTACAACGTATTGCAGTTGCGGCTGGGGTAATAGGAGCAGCCGTAGGATTAGATAACCAAGGAGTTACAGTATTTGAAGTTACAACAGCAGGCAGTAAAACTATACCAGTTTGCCATGTTGCAGGAGGTGCGGCATTCAAAGCACAGATGGCTACGTCAGTGGCTGTTGCTCCTGTAACTGTAATTGCTGGTTGCGCTTGAGATACGCCATTGGAAATAGCCGTACCATTAGAAGTTGAAGTTCCTGTTCCGATTGTTTCAGTACCGGGGAACAATCCGTCGTTTAAAATTTTAGCATTGAAATTCAAACGATCACTAGTATCTTTGCTTAAAGATACATCAGCTCCGTTGGCGTTATTGCGCCAATTAATTAAATCAGCTGAAGCTAATCTGACTGCACCTGAAGAAGCAGCATTAGCAGTTGAAGATTGAAAGAAACTGCTTTTAGCTCCTCCATTGAACGTAGCAAGTCCAGTTACGATAAGAGTACTACCGAATGTAACTGCGCCATTAAAAGCATTTGTTCCACCAAAAGTATTGTTACCATTTAGAGTAAGATTACCAGTAAAGGTAGTTGCAACACTAGGATCAACACCAACTAATATATTAGTGCATTTTGTACCAAAGAAAGAAGATGATACACAGTATTGATATTTTCCCGGAGCAACCCAAAAACCAAAGTTACCACCAATGTCTGTAGCTCCAACACAAACAGCTGATGTTGATCCCGTCAAAGGAGATGTGGTGCCACAAGCTGTAACTTCAGTTGGATCACTGAAAGTAACAGCTGCACTACAACCTCCGCCGTTACAAGCAATACCTGCACCAGGGTAATTATACACTAACACAGAAGCATTGCCTAATGGAGTATATAGATTATTACCAGTTAATGACCATACAAAATTATCATATCGACCGGCTTGGCCAAACGCTGCTGCAGTCAATAGAAAAATACTTGCTAAAATTGATTTAATCTTCATTATTTGTCCTATTAGCTTTTTGCAATATCTGCGATAATTTCTGTTTTAGAATCCGAAGATGCAGAGGTTCCAAAGAAATACGCATAAACTGAAGTCATTTCTCGGGCCAAAGTTCCAAGCAACATGAAAAGAACAGGTCGCACTCCGGAACTAAGTTCAATTCCTTTTACACCTGACCAAATTAAAACTCCTACAACACCAAAGAATCCGACGTTAACAACAACGGCTAGGATTGCAGGCATTCTATCTTTTAAAGTTTCTTCGCGTAATCTAGCACTAGCTCGATCAGCATTGGCATCTGCAGCTAATGCTTCAGCATCTTGATATCCAAGTTGTGCCATTTGAACTTGAAAATCTTGTTCAGCTTTTTGCAAAGCTGTACGTTGTGCAGGATCAGCAAGGGCATTTGTAATAACAGATTCAAGATCATTGGCTGCTGGAGGTTTTGACAAATTCAAAGCACTGCCAACAGCCCCCGCTGCAATAGTTCCTATCGGGCCTCCAATGGAAGCAGCAACAGATAAAAACGGATAAATCTTTTTTAGAACATCACTGAATCCCATTATTTACCTTCCCATATACGTTCATAAGACCAATCGCCTGACCCCGTTTTAAACGAGGAGAGTTTCGTTACACTGCCTTCTGGTGCGTCATTTTGAGTATCCCCTACCGGAGCACCCCGAATAATCGAATACAAAGCATCGATGTTTCTTGAGTGGGTAACAACCACCAAAGCTTCTGTGCTGTAAGCTTCGGCATATTGCATTATGCGATGCAATAAATCACTCCATCGTTGGTGAAAGTTTCGATAGCTTTCACCATGAGGAGCTTTGATATCCGGGTAATTCTTGAGGTATTCTAGTTGCTGCTTGACTGCTCGGGTCTCTCGGCCCATTAAATCTCCGAGGTTCCAAGGCTTTGCAGCATCATCTGGGTAAATCTTTATGTTACCGTCTGAAAGAAGTTGGGCTACTTTCATGGCCCTTTGCAAGGGCGAGGTTACAATTCTACTAAATTTATAGCCACTTTCCCGAAGGAAAGTTACAGTTCGTTTGATTCGTTCTACACCATTTCTAGTAAGAGGCGGATCAAGCATTGCATCCACTTTGCTATCAAACGTCGTGTTCCCGTGCCTAACTAGTAGGATTGTTGGTTGCATACTTTGCTATACGGGCTTTCACCTGTTTCCCGTAATCGGGGTTACCCCCGCCATTCCAGTAGAGCAAAGCGTGTTCTACTGGATCAAAATCATCTTGATGAGCTTGAGCGTTGGCTCGCTTGAAGCATTCGGCTAACTTGCGACAGCCGTATTCTAGTCCTGTTGCTGGGTCACAAAGCTCCGCCAGATATCCTTTGAAATCATATTCACGGGCTACCTCTCCCATCAATTGCATCAATCCCCACGAAATTGAGCGAGCGGTAGATTCCGTGCTAGTAAGGTGCAGTGGGGCTACATACCTCGCTAAAAACGCGGGTTCGTACCTGATGGCCCACTGGTTCCAGTTGCTTTCCTGTTCCACAACCGCGCACACAATCTCTGGTTGGAGATCATGTGCGGCAGCAGTGGTCTTAGCCAATTGGATAAGATCGTCAGACACTTAGCTGCTTACCTTTGATGGGTCAACAAAGGTCGGACGTTCACCAGAAGGAGCCATTGGGGAGGTTGTCCCAACAGCAACTTCATTTAGTGACTTCCGATCTGCGACCGGGCTAAACAACCTTGTGACCGAACGATTATAAGCCTTCACTCGTTCGTTGACAAAAGCCGCCACTTCTTTAGGAAGTGAATAGCTTTCACCAGCTTTGAATTCCGACTTATTCAATCGGATTGTAGGGAAGCCTAGACCAGTGGGGTCTTCCTCCGGAATTGTGACAAACTGCCACGTTTCTCGGGGGGTTTTCCACGGATCACGTGAAGCTTCCGTTGTAGTTTTAGTTTCAGGCATTACGCTCCTCCACCGCCAGAGTAACCAGAGTCCATGTGACCATGACCACTCTGAGCAGATTCCTCAGGGGATTCAAGTCCTGCATCTTGAGGCAACTGACTCAAGAACGGGCTTCGCATTCCCTTGTCGAATTTCTGATCCAAATGCGCGTGGCCGTCGGGTCTACGCAAATTAAGAATAGTATCACCGGGGCCGCTTGATTCAAATGAATGTCCCATAATTGTCCTTTCTGAAAGTGGGAGTTCCCAATTTGGGAACCCCCATATTCATTAGTTAGTGATGCTATTAGCACCTGAACTGCGCAAACGCCGAATCCAGTTCTGATTCGTAATTACAGATTTAAAGGCAAACTTCCAGCCGATCTTACGGGATTGCTGCAAGGGGTCAAGCTGACCGCCAGGTGCAACCACGTAAACCCGAAGGTTCTGCAAATCCGTAATCTGGTACGCAAAACGAGCGATAGCAAACGAGGTGTACACTTTGCTAGACTGTCCAGCGGTAGCTTGGGATGTTGCAGCGAATGCCGGAGAGTTTGACCGAATTACTCGGAACCCACCAAGCATTCCAACTTCACCGCGCCAGATTTTCTCTGGTGAGCGGAACTGATTTGAAGCCTTGAAATCTGGGTCTTTCAAGAGTGCAGCATAGACCTGTGGAGGTGTAACGAAAACATATTCGCCACCTTCAAAAGGTCGTCCGCCCTGATCCTGAAGCGCAGCATCAAGTTCAACCAAGTCCGGATAACCCGGCACATCAGAACCGACGAGAGAAGTGTCTCCAGCTCTGTTATTCGGGAAATACGTATTGGTTGCGGCATTTAGAACGTTAAAAATAAGCTGATCATAGGTTTCAGCCGCCTGCAAACCTAGAACATAGATCGTCCGTTCAATAACATTATGCCGTGCGGTGATTTCCGCAAGGTCGGACAATCTCACGACAGAGCCATACTGCTCTACCGTAGCTTCAATTTGGTTAAGGGTAAGACCCACAGCATCCGGGGGGATGCCCTCAGTCAACTGCGAGGGAGTTGCAGCCACGGTCAGTTTCTCTTCACGGACGAAACGAATCGTCTTTGAGGAGTTAGACGGCAAGGGATGCTTGTCGCCAAACTGATCCAAAATGGTGTTGAACTCTGCGACTTCAAGCAGACGAGCCGACATATAAGTAATAAGTTCGGCGGCTGTTGAACCCGCATTGCCCGCAGTCCCGAGAGAGACGGTTACAACGTCTGGGCCTAACCCGAAGAGGACGAACACTGCGTTCGTCAATAATCTAATGAATGAATTCATATTCTCCTCGAAGTTTAGACCCGCTGTGGATTAAAGACCAACGTCTTCAAAATGCATACCATTGAACTTTTGATTTCCATCTTCAATTAGACTCTTACGAGCTTCATTGCCGAGGGATTTGTTACCTTTCCAACTAGATTCCTGCCAACCTTGAGTGTTGGAAGGGCCAGCCGGGGGAGTTAAAGAACTAGGTTGAAGAGTCGGTATTGATCGCACAGTCGGGGTATTTTGGGGTGTTACTGTCGTAGACTGTGTTTGAGATTGGTTTAAACCCTGATAACTCAGGTACATCATCTTGTACAGTTCCGGCAATCTCTGCGCGGCTGTAGGATCGTTTTCACCAATTTGAACCATGTCCTTGTAAAGGGGAAAGCTATCAATTACTTTCTTATAGCCCGGCCCTTCATAGAATTTCTGAAAATCTGGAATCTCAGAGGTTACTTGCCGAACAGCTTTGAAACGGTTTGTTTCCGCTAAAGTTGCGCGCCAAGGATCAATGATTTCTTGGATAGCTGCTTGAGCCACTTCACGAGTGTGTGCAGACATAAGTTTTTCATATTTTACTTTGTCTCGTGTCTGAGCGGCAGCGGCAACTTCCTCGAAGAATTCTGGATTTCCATAATACTTATAAGGAGATGGCGTTTGTGGAGTAGCAGTTTGTGACTGTTGCTGCACTTGGCGAGTACTCTGAAGAGTATTAGGATCAATTCCTTGATCTGAAAGATAGCTACGATAATTTGCGATTAGCTGGTCTTTGTGGACTGTGCCTTTGATCGCGTCCTCGGCAGTGTTATAAACAGTTTCCCCGGCTTTAAGAAATGGCTGGTTTTGACTGTTTGCTTGTGGCGTCTGCTGGGGATTTGTTCCAGGTGCAGTTTGTGACTGCTGTGCGGTTAGCTCGGGATTAGGGAACAGCTGATCCCAATCTAAGTCTCCACCGGGCGCAGACTGTAAATCGATACGACCTGTATTGTGTCCGGGAGAAACGTTTGGATTGTCTGGCATTGAAGCTCCTTTGTGAGGATACTGCGGATTTTAGTCCTTGTAAGACTAATCTTGTCCGACGAGTTCGATGCTCCGATTGATTTTTCGGAACTGTTCTAATTCATCGACCTGAGGGGCGCGTTGTGGGCGAACCTCTTGGGTTAAAAGTTGAATATCACGTTCGATCTCTCCAGCCCAATAAATTCCAGCTTGACAGTAACGAAGCTGTTGTTCATCGAGTTTGAAACCTTCACGGAGAGTAGATTCCATTGTAGCTTTTTTAAAAGCAAACCGTTGCATTAAGTATTGAAAGGCTGGGGTTAAGGCCAGAGTACGGAGGCTGTTTTTTAAGTCTTCGGTTAACTCTGGAAGTCTAGTTGCTTTGTCGAGTTCGACAATATGGAAATGATGTTCAGGTTCCCTCTTGAATAGTTTCATATTCTCCTCTGTTTACCCCGTTTTATGCGAGGAACTAACCAGCCACGTCCGTTTATAAGCGGACTTGTTCGCTGGTGTCCTTCCTAGCTAACCTTCTCCTCCACCTGTTGCTCCGGCTTCGCCCATGCCTTCGAGGCCGAGGGCATTAGTTCCCATAGACTGAGCGAAGTCTTTGATATGACTTAGCAATCCGGCTCCCGGAATCTTGCCTTCAAACTGAGTTTTGCGAGGCCGTCCGTCTTTGCCTGCGCTAGTCTGAGGTTTGGATTGAGCGATTCGGGCTTTGCCTTCTGTGTCCATCATAGCTTGCAACATCATCATTTCGACTTCTTGCTTCTGTTGCTGCATTTGCTGCATCTGGACTTGAGGCGGAGTGTACAACAATTTGTTAGTGTTCCTTACTTCAAAGGCCTTAAAGATTTCTTTGAGGGCTTCGTACTGGTTAAGGAACGGTGATTGAGCAGCCAAATTAAATAGCGCAAGGAGGTTGCGCTGGCGAATGATGCGATTGCTTGCATAATTCGCTGCAACGAGATCAAAATCCAGCGTACCAATGAGTTCCTCCGGGGTCATTGTGACCCATTTCTTAATTGCGGGGTTCTCTCCGGTGATTTGAAATTCCATCGGATCGCTAATGTATTGTTGAACCATGCTCGCGCACATGGTCAACGTGGGCTGGAGAACTTCTAGTTCAAGATTACGAATGAACATCTTGAATCGGAAGTTTGATTCTTGCATGACATTCGAGATGCCCGTGGCAGTTTTGTTGCCTGCTGAACCACCAACTCCTTTGTTATAGAAGTCGCTGACTCCTGAGGCATTCTCGATCATCATCTTGTAAACTTCAAGGATTTGATAATCACCGGCGGAAGGAGTAAAAAACGGCAGAGGCATTACAACTTTACTCGGATCGCCTACTACGCCGATCTTGCCGCCCGGAACGTTGAAGGAGTTAAGGGATTCGTGATCTAAGTCTGCGTTGATGTCATAAGCATAACGATGGTTGATGCCGAGGTTCCAATTGTCCGTAATCATGTTTACGAACTTGGTAAGACCTTCGGTTAGATCACTAATAATTTCGATGGCTCCGAGTCCGAAGATTTCATTAGGGAGGCTAATGAAATTCGTCATGACTATTGGGGCTTTTTTGTGATTGAAAGGATTTTCGCCGTGATAAAGAAGAAGCGGAATTCCAGCGTAAACTTTACGTTTAAATGGTGAATAACCTGCAGCTCTGTAAGCCGAGCGTAAATCTTTCCAACTGATTGCTTCAGCATCCTCGCCGTAGGTTATAATGGATTGAGTCTGTGAATACTCATCCCAAACCTCGGCTAATCGAATGACCGTAGCCATAGGGTCTTCTGGTTTACGAACATTCTCTGTTACTCGTTTAACGAGGGTATCAAAAGCTTGCGGAAGATAAAGAGGCTTTTTGCCGGGGTCTTCCATCGAAGCTTTTAAGCTCATGGTCTGCTCTCGAATCATTTGCCCAAGAGTACGTTCAGTAAGATGAGCAACAATTCCGCCATCTGGATCAATCAATAGATCGTAAACATCTATTGGGATAAAACGAGGGCGATTTCGAGGAACTTGTTTTTGAGCTGGTCTATAGCCTAAAATAACAGGAGCCATTATAGGCTGCATAGTATTTGGATCAATTGTAGGCTGAACAATGGGTTGCCCATCGTTGCCAATTGCCGGAATCGGTTGAGAATAGGTAACTGTATCATAGCCCCAATCCCAATCAATTTTCATGGCCGCATGACCGTAAATGACTATATTACGAACAAGGGCTTCAAAATGTTTTACAAATTCAGACCGTTTTAAAAGCCGCAATAGAACAACTTGCATTTTCTCGGCAGCGGGTTCATCTTGGGCTGATCGTCCTTTAGCTTCAAACCAATCCTCGAATGAGAAGAAAGCATCTAGGATTCGAGATACAATTGATTCGACATTAGCAAAAGGATAAGGAACAAAGGTATTGCTGCGAGGTGTAATGTTGTCTGGATAAAATCGTTGATCCCGTTGACCTAAGTATTGTTTGTAAAAATAGGCTCGACGTTGGTCGTATTGCTTCCTGAAGTAACGCATACGCCGCAAATGTGAAATAACGTTGTTAGTCACATCGGCGTTTGGGTCGTCGTATGTACTTACGAAAGGAGTAACAGATGGGTTTTGATATTCCATTATTCGTCTAGGATTACAATAATATTTGTGTCTTCAGGAAGTACAAAGGAATTGCAAGCACAACACCAACAACTCATATCAGCACTTACTTTAATGCTAGCATTGCTACAACGAGGACAGATAACTGGTGTTGAATCTGGCCAACGCGACATGCTTATATCAAAGGGATAAGGAATGGGTTCAATCTGGCCTGGAGCAAAAGTAGTGGAAAGAAGCCCATTAAGAGTAGCTGTTAATTTAAAAGTTTTATTAAGAGGTGAATTTAATACATAAAATGATTGGGCAATATTAGAAGGAGTAGTTTTAGTTGAAACTATTTGACCTTGAGCATTAGCGGTTAATGTCCAAGCAACATTAGATACCAACAACATTGGATCATTGATTGGAAATGTAATGTTAGTTAACGTAGTAGTGAGTAACCCTTGCTCCGTGCAGCCGAGTTGCCAAAAATGATTTGTTGGGTCACGAAGAATGATATTGCACATTGTAGAGAATTATATTGCGCCAGCAATTGCTTTTTGGATAGCAGCGATATTGGCTCCTAAATCTTTACCATCGCTTCCAGCATTCTTATAAGGGCTAGTTGGAAGCAAGGTATAATCGCCTCCTACAACAGGATTCATAAATTGCACGACTGTATTATTGGCTGGAAACAAGGTTCCTGCTGGCCATTTGGTTGCCGGATAATTAGTTGTGTTCACACCAATTATGGCATTGCTGGTAAATAGATAAGGTAAAAAACAAGTATTAAATACGGTTAAAGGCACATCCGAGGAAGCGCAATCTGTTGTACCACTGGCTGACCAAACTGGGTATTGTGCATAACCAATAAGACTATTAGCTACTGTGAAATTATACATTGCAGGATTAGTTAATGCATTGGCCAGCGACATGATTTTCCCTTTGGGATCAGGGAAAGCAGTTATGTGATTTAATGTTATATCGTGTGTCGCGTAACCTGACCAGCTATTCAGAATTTGAAAAAATACGCCGTTACCATTGTAAGTAGCGGCATTGATATCGTCGAAGGTTAAATCATGAAGGGAATAACGTGCTCCTGCTAAACCTCCAGTGAATCCAGTATCTAAAGTAAGAGCAACTGAAATTCCACCGCCTAAGTGACTAAAGGTGTTATAGCGAATAGTTACATCAGTTGTTTGACAAATCGGACAAGTGCCTGTTTGATTTTTTGGAGACAGAAGGATCGCATAACCATATTGCGTGTATCCACCCCAACTGTTTTCAAAAATATTGCCGTCTATGATAACTCGTTGGGCATTTTTTAACTCAAGTAGATTCTTAACAATGAAAGGGCACATACCGGGAGTACTTATACATTTGGTAATATCGGTATTAACAGCTCCGATAAATCCCGGTTGTCCGGCTTTCCACGTGAGAGGTTTGAAGAAGTGATTATGCCGAATTTCGATGTCGGCTGGCGTGGTAGTAGCGCTCGCCCCGCCCATCAGGATGTTTTCTCCCGAGGCTTCGAGGAAGTTGTTTGTGATTTTAAACACGCCGTCTGCACTTGTACTGGTTCCACCGCCAATAACCTTGGCATCAGTACAAGCACCTATTACCGAAGCGCAATGAAAATCATTGCCATAAGAGTCAATGAAACCAACATGATTAAATCCATTGGTTAAAAACCCTGTTTTATTATCGTCTTGTGGACTGCCATGTAGCCATACTCGGTCAAAAATGATCTTGGTGCCTGTACCTGAACTAAGAGATATTAGTTCATAATTGATTGTTTTTGTACCAGCTACACGAGTAATTTCTAATCCTATGAATCTGTAATGATTGGCTCCGGGCGCAAATACGATTGGGCCTATGGTAGAACTAGCAATCAATTTAGCCAATACATTGTTGGTAGAAGGACATGTAAATGCAGGGCGTCCTGCAAGAGATGCTACACCTGCATAGCAAGGTAACATGCGCGAGCCTTCGGAAGGAAGACTTGAATCAGGAGCACTAGTTCTAACAACAATCCAATGTTGATCGTCGCAAGCTTTAGCTGGAAAGGAAGTTGTACCGGGAAAAGTCCCACCAGCTTGAAGCATTAAAGTATCGCCACATTTAGCATTATTTAATGCAGTTTGTAGGTTACCAGGAGCAACTTGAGTAACAATACCGGGAGCTGGCGTACTTGCCATTGAAGTAACCATAGTTGTTTGAGGCAAACTAGCCGGGCCATCAACAAGTGCTTTTACAGTTAGAGTAACAGAAGTGGAAACATTTGAATCTTGTAAACTAACTGCTGTGATAAAAATCGGTACATCTTCTGCAACTGTAGGCGCAGTAAACAAACCATCTGAAGATATTGTTCCAGCACTAGCTACCCAATCTACTCCTGAATTCCATGCATTTGAAGTAGTAGCTGTTAATTGAAGAACTGAACCAGAATCAATAATTGTTGAAGGTAAAGATACTTCAAGTGTAACTGGATCATTGAATACAAATCCACTTACTAAAGTATTATTGGCTTGATCTTTGATTGTTATATGTTGCTGGCCTAAACATAAACTAGAAAGAAGCAATAATGAAAGCAATGATTTCAATTCAAAGTCCTCTAATAGTGGTTCTTAGTTCACAATATGATAACTGTAGCACTGTGGGTTGGTCACCGGCTGAGTGAGCGGAATCGAGAAGCTCGTTCCGGCTACGACTGCACTTACGTTCGGTATGGTCGCATTAGCTGTCGTGTTGCAGGTTACACCTAATCTAGTACCAGTGGTGGTATCGAGTCGCTGAGTCACGAAAATTTCACTATTTGTGGTGACTGCAGTGGTATTCACTGTACAAGTATTCACTGCGTTGGTTGCGCAAGAGAACGAACCTGCTGAAGCTGAAGTGCAAGAAGCCACCGAAGGACTAGCAGCACTACCTACAGCAGCGCAATTAGTGGTAGTTAGATAATTAAAAGCCTGTACTCCACCAGTGTTATTGTTTGCGGGTGGGGTGGTGCCATCGCCTGATGCACCTTGATCTGAGAAGAATTGGTTACCAGAACCTTGTGAATCAAGATCGGCCTGTGTGAGAGTTCCAATAATTCCTGTTGCGCCGCCACCAGAACAAATGTTCAATCCACCATTCGAGCAAACTGTGCGATAGACATTGATGACAGAAACACCCGGCGCATCCATCTGAGCATAGGTCAGGTTGGGGGTACGATTGAAGTTTGAACTATTCAGTGTGGCGTTCCCGGTTGTAGTTGTAAGTGTCGGGCCACATGTAGACTTGCCATTTCCGTCCACCGCGCAGATCACATAACTATAAGTTGAACTGCCAGTTGCACCTACGTTGGTGACATTGCCTCCACTTAAAGTGGCAAGTTGATTAACTGTGATTGCACCAGTTACGCCAAGTGATCCGGTTACGCCCATTGTAGCTATAGCATTAGTTTTGAGCGCAGTAGCGGCTCCTAATTCGAGAGTACCTTGGAATTTACTTTTCTGAGTAGCAAAAGAATTAATTACGAAGTCCCAATTGGCATTAGCCCCGACATGCAAAGCGGAATTGCCTATAGCCCCGGAAGTTGAAAATTTTGTAAGAGGCGGAACTGCTTCAAACGAAGCACCACCCGTCGCATTAGTATTGCCGGGAGCAGCATTCGCATAACCTGCAACCCCGGCATAAAAAGCTACCCAACTCTGGTTGTTATTAGTCTCTTGGGTGGCTGAACCAAATACACCAGTAAAAAATGCGTTTAAACCCCCTCCGGTCACAGTCGAAGAAGCTGATCCATGAAGCCCAACTACGCCACTTCCGCTGTTAAGACTAGCCGCTGCAACATCGATATTGGTTCGCGCACGAATCCCGAAAGCGCAATCTTCTCCGCCGAAACCGCCAACAGGACTGCAGATCGAATTAACATTGGTGATGTGGGTCTCGCCATAAATACCACCTAACTGTTCGTATGCCGGGCTTCCGGTTGCATGATCGAACGTAGTGAAAGCCATTGCCTGATCTTGGATGGTAGAAGAAGTACCAGTGGTTACATTTCCGCTGCGATGACAAACAGAGAACAAGGTGTTTTTAATGCACGGCCCTTGGCTTATATTTTGTCCGCTATCATTGACGAACGTACGGTCAAAAAACATGAATGTTCCATTAGGGGTAGGCAATGGAGGATTACCATTCGATAAATCCATACCTGCTAATGGATAATTGTTACCATCCGCTTTCGGCCCAAACAAGAACGGAACTGCACCTTGAGGGACGAATCCTGCCTGTACATTTGGTGGTTGAATGAAAGCGGTACCAGTTGTCGGAACTCCAGCCCCAGCACCCACAGTAGCAATAACACAATTACCGGTGATGGCCACACAATTCGGACTGGCCGTTTGCTTCAACCAAGAACAAGATGCCGCGGATATAGAATCACAACTATAAACTGTATAACTAGTATATCCGCTTGGTAATGAGGGTGCAGTTACAGTAACTGAACATTGGCTACTAACACAAGCAGAAGTTTGTACAAATGCATCTAAAGATGGTAGAGATTCGCCAAGGCTAGAATTATAAGTTACAACCACATGAATATTATGGTTGCTAGCTATATTACCGCCCGTTGTCGAAAAAGCCAATGCCGGAGCTTGAATGCTACTAGGTATCCATACTTGTGAGCCTGCTACTTGGCCGATATTCAATGGGCTTAAGCTTCCAGCTGTTCCCATTGTCTGTGGAAATAGATTTGAACCAGCTCCGATTTTATCCCAAGTATAATCGCCACTTACAGCAACAACTGCCCCCGTTCGTCCAAATACAGAAGAAATAGCTCCTGTTCCTCCGATAGGGTTCCATGTAGTGCCATTTGAAGTACAAATGGCATTAGAAACTCCCCCGCCTACAGTACAATCATTAGTATTTAAAGCATCAGTAACCCGATAAGTTCGACTCGGACTTGCTGCTGCTGAACCTAAAGTAGACACAAGTCTACTAGACCATTGAAAATCAACAGTATTAAAAGTATTTGATCCTGTAAACACATTATCTGTGTCTGTTGCAGGAAAGGTGTGGGTTTGTGCTCCCGCTAATCCCACCAACAACAATATTGGTAAAAGCCATTTCATACTTTAATCACTGACCATACAGGGTCTTTTACAACTACTTTGCCTTTAAGATTACGATGAAAATTAATACAATCATCGGCAGAAACTTTGTGTCCACATTCGTTGCACCAAATTACACCATCTGCATATAAAATAGCTACTTTACCACAGCCCTTGTGCCGATAAGGACTTGGCTCAACTGTACTCATATGGACGCTTTTAGGAAAACGTCTAGTTGGGCTAGGAGCCGGATGGATATATTTAATCGTCGGCATACGTTATAGAGATTGGTTCTGGTTTAAAATCAAATTGGCCTTTGTCATCTTGTTCGGCAGAATGACGAATAGCCGATTCCAGCCTATCTACATCTTCTTTTTTACAACCATTCTGTGCCCATTGGCTCACAAAAAACGCCGTCCAACACTCCCGACAGCCGGAAGTAAGCGGCGGCTTTCCTTTATAATAATAGTTATGTGTCGGACAGGTTGCAACAAACTCATTAACCTCTTCCCCATTTTTTAATCGTGTGATTCCTACGAATTCCAAAGAAAGGCTCCTGACCCCGTTCTATGCGAGGAATTATCGAACAGACATCACGTATACAAAATAACTTGGAGTTCCTGCACTTATAATGCTAAATCGATCAAACTCGCTTCCTAGATCAAAATACGCCACGGTAGCCGGAGGAATGAAGAAATCCGTGGCTGCCGCTGTAGGTGCTTTCAAGGCACTTCCGAATCGGATATGAATGCCTGCCGCAGCTACAGCATCTGTAGCTCCTGCGAGGCTGATCGCCACGATGGTCTTGAAGCCGGGTGTAATGGTAACCGGAGTAGACGCTACCAATGTGCCATTGAATAAAGTGGCCGCTGTAGGACTAGCCGGGGTAAATGCTGCTACTGAAAGGGTTGCCATAGTATTTAACTTTCCTCGCTTAGAACGGGGTTAGAGAGTTACCGGAGCCTTAGTCACTGTTACGCGAGGCAGGGAGGAGGCGCAGTGCTGGCTTGAAAGAGGGGGAACAAGCGTCGTGCTCCGGCAAACTTAAGTACCAATACATAAGATATTGGTTTGAAAGTCTTGGACAGCAACACCTGAAGTAGTGTCCCAAAGACCTCCATCACCTGCGACTTCTACAGGATGGCTGTTAGCGATCACAACGATTGCAGCAGCCGCCCCAGCTCCACCTTGGCCAGCGGCGCGACTGGTAGGTTTATATTGATTTGTATAGTTATCAGCTGGCATATTACCACCAGAGATGGTTAAAATGCCGCCATTATTAGTTTCATTAAATCTGTTTGACATTATTTTGGCTCGTATTCATTACAACAACCCTCGGGTTGGATTATTGCCAAACCGCCTTTCATGGCAAGTGTACCTCGGGCTGCATCATCTACTACTACTCTATTTCCGCAAAACGTTGGATTTTTAAAGTATTCACAGTTAGCACATTTGAAGGGGCCGTCTTTGGGTGTTGCATAATGCGATTTACCGACCCCGATCATTTAGTTACTAACCATATCATTTCCGGGTTGAGCATAACCCGTAAAATCAGGAGGTACATTAATACCTACAGTCGTATCCCAAAATCCACCATCAGAGTCTCGTTCAACGTTGTCACCAACAGTAGCTCCTGCTGCGGTCATAGCTCCATTAAGTCGATTTACTAGAATAGTCTGGCCAGCAGGACGAGGAAACGTTGTGACCCAAGTCGCAGCCGGGGTTACGTTCCCGGCTTGCGTCTGAGTTGTTCCTTGTGTGTCTGTGCTATTAGCTCGGTTACTCATTAGGCTGAGTCCTTAAAATTAGTAGAATTACCGTCTACAGGAGCTGAAATTGTGTAATCATAAACGCCATAATCAGCCCACACACCAAGTACATCACTTGTAGCAGCGCTAGACTGATTAGCACTATATGGGCCTTGAACAGTTACAGCTTTGTTTACTAGCCCAACCATTTCTTGATTGGAATTGCCTGAGGTAGCTGCGCCACTTTGAGCGAAGCTAGACATTGAAACATTTGTAAGAGCGGGGCGAACACTGTTTGCCATAAGTTAATTTTCCTTTACTGGCCGTTTTTAGGGCAGGTTGTAGTACCTACACTGGTATTTTGAATTGATACATAGGCACTGGAGGTTGTATCCCACAAAGCGCCATCTGCGCGAGTTGCAACAGGATGACTATTGGCTGTGACTACAGGGGCGAGAGAACCGAAATAAGAAGAACCGCCTCCTGTTACACTGCAAGCAATACTAGTATCAGTGCCACTAGTTTTATGATTAGCAAAATTTGGGTTGGTACTTAGGTTAGACATAAAGACTCCTTAATTGAATAGATGCAAGGGTTAATTTACTTCCCAACAGCATCCAAAGAAATGGTTGGTAAAACATAGCAGCCGCGATTACCAATAGGTTTGTTGCAGCAAGCGTCAAGAGGCCAAGGGTTATACTCTGCTTCCGAAAATGTTCCACTATTGGATTCAAGTCCTTCGCGCCTTTCTTCCAGCGCATCGAACTTATTTTTAAGTCCAATCCAGTTAATACCAATAGGATAGCACATAAACTAAAAAGGGACATTGGCAGCAAGTCGATCTGCAAAACCTGCTTTAGGTGTATAACGAGAATATCCGATATCGGCTTTTGCCGAATCCTGATTCCCAACTTGGGAACTTGTGGTAACTAAACCAGCACCAGAAGTAGGGCCAGAATTCCCATAACCTTGAATTCCGCCACTTCCTTGAGGAATACCAGATTCCATTCCCATTTCATCGTAGTTCGGATGAGTCAAACCTGTGTACATTTAACTTACGTACCTTGCGAAAGGCTGAGCCGGAGAACATTCATCTGCCCTGTTGCGATCCTGATCTCGTCCGGGATTCGCATAAGGATGAGCATTGCCTGCATTTCCACAAAGATACTCTTCAGAATCTTCAGCAGCAGGTGGTTGACCAATATGAGGCGTTTCTTCTCCGATTGGTTCAGCAAGTTCACTTGTAAAATTAAAAGGAATTTCCATTATTGTTCTCTCAGAATACGATCAGGAAACATTTGTTTGGCATTACCTACTGTACCTTTCAAAGGCCCACTGAAATTTTCGTGCGACAATTTCGCGCCATTACCTAATACAGTCGATTCTTCGGAAGCAGTATCTAATTTCGGTTGCAATCCCATAGGATTAGCAATAACAGGCCCACTAAAATCTACAGGTGCTCCTGTATTAGATGCGTGCTTATCGGCTCGTCCTGTTTCAGGTATATAACGCTTGTGAGTCATTGATTCGAGATATTAGACTCGTGTTTATCGGCTCTGCCGACTGCTGGTTTGTATCTAGTCATACCAAGCATACTTTGAATAGTTGGCATATCATTATGACTAGCAGCAGTCTGCATTGCATGTTCTTGGCCTACGACTGGAATAGTTGGAGGATCAGTATCAAGAGTACTAGTTGTCCAATCTTGTACTGAAGCTTTGACATTGCTTCCAATGTTTTTAGCCGCCGTGATTGCAATATTCTCAGGCATTAGTTTCTATGCCCATCTCGATCAGAATCCAACTCCCAATGATTCTCAGGAGGAGCTACTGATCGAACTCGCATTGGAGCAGTAGGATCGTAAGCATCACCATAACTATAAATATCTATTTCATGTACTTCAGCAGGATAACCATTATTATCTCCATCCATCATAATAACTGGAAAAGGAGCTGAATGACGGCTTTCTGGTTCTGCTTGACCGACTTTCCAAAGCCGACCTTCTGGTCGATCTTGGTCAGGAGTCATGTTTTCGCCTTGAGAATATTGAGGATTAGACTGAGCAACTCCTACTTCAGGAGCACGTCGATCAGCTCCTGAATCAAATCGATTGTCGGAATAATCCGGCGCAACATCTCCGGCTTGAAGAGGAAATCTATTTGCCATTAGGAAATCCTTGCGACGTAAACTTGGAGACAAAGATCAACTAGACCAGTTGTTGCGGTAGCGCCCAAAACAGCATTAATTCTACCATTCGGGGGGATAATCAGGTTATTCACATTGGAATTCAAAGCTAATGCAGAAGGAGTATTAGCAGTCAATACAGTATTCAATGCAAAACTAGCCGCACTCAATACGTTATTACCTGACCCATCAGCAGTTCCTGCAGGACAAATTTCTAATGCTAGAGTAGCTGCACCAGCAGCTGCTGTGTGGTACCAAATACTAACACCTAGAACTTTGTAATTGCCTCCTAGTGGAAGAATACCAGTAGCAGCAGATGCACTTGGAGGAGAAATCATTAACGTATAAAAGTGACTGGCAATGATAGTAGCCGCATCACCTACTAAACTAACAGGTTCAATCACCTGATGTGCAACAATTGTTGGTGAGCCTGCACCATTGGGAAGTTCTACACCAGCTAACGGGCCAAAAAGCCCTGAATCATCTCTAACATTATAACTCATTTTATTTTCCTTGTTTTAGGAGTTCACCGCTATGATGTGCTTGTGCAACTTGGCGTTCATGAAAACGAACATTGTCACAATGACGACAAACTGTAACTACTACTAGTTTGCCCTCTGCCTCTACATATAGAACTTCGGCCACATAAATTTCATGTTGGCCTTGGCAATGCATATCCATAAGCCCCCTTATGTTTCCGAAACGGAGGGGTTTTAAGCCTCCGTTTCCGGTATTAGTCATATTCGCCATTAAGAAGCGTATGCGAATACAATGAATGGAATCTTAATAGCAACTGCAGGGGCATTTGCACTAAGAGTTAGTACACAACCTGTGGATGAAATAGAACTGACATTCTGCACAACTACTGCGTTAGCAGCAGCGGTGTTGGTCGGGCCAACAAACACTGCAAACGGAGCAACAGCAGTCGGAGGATTGCCCTGTGTGAAGAAGGGAGTCTGAGTTCCATCAATCCAATTCAAAGTAACAGTAGCAGTTGCGTTATCACCAGTGAAGCTAGCTACACCATGATAAGCGAGTTCGGCGGCGTCTCTGCCTCCGAAAGCTACAACCTGATTTGTAAATGCGGGGCCACTAGTTGCCCACGTAGCGTTTACTGTATTAGCCATTTATATTGTCCTTTCAGTTTTTGCTATGTGTACGAATTATTGGTGGAGGCTTTCGTACGTGGCCTCGAATATGGCCCTTTCGGGTTCATTGTTAAAATTTCCGGTTCTTCCGGTTGAAAATCTGGTTTCCCTGTTTTAGAGAAAGTCTTGTCCTTGTATTCGGTTTTCTGAATTCCTCGGTTAAGAATTTCTTGAGCGCGCATTAGGCTTTCTTTAGAGCAGCAAAAGCGGCGGCTGCCTTCTTGCCATAGTTATATGAAAAATAACCTACTGCTGACCCACCTACTGCGAAACCTAATCCAAATGCCACTAGAAAATGCATGTTATCTCCTGGAGTGTTGACCCCGTTCTTTGCGAGGATATTAACAATTAACTTCGTATGTATTGTTGTTAGGGAAATCGCCTACTGTATAAGTAGGTTGATAAACCCAATACGGTTGATTCCGCCAAGGATTGTATGGCAAAGCATCTTGTCGTCCACAAGTCGGGCAATGCCCGCAATTAGGACAAACACTAGGATTATGTGTAGGAATTGAGATTTGCATATCTTTTTGTACTTTCTTCATCTCTTATGTAGGCTCCTGATTTGCGGCCTCGGGGTTGCATGCAACAAAGATACTGGAAGGCATTCATCAAATGGTCGTTACGTTTGAGTGGTTTATCCTTTGATAATCCCTTTTGATCTCCTCGTTGAAAAAAGTCCCATACGTAGTGTTCGATCTCGAAGGTAAAATTCTTGAGATCACGAAACACGAAAACTTTCGGGTGGCGGGAGGACTTATCAAGATTAGCAGCGATATACTCCCTGCTAGCATTAAGTCCGTAATCCTCATAATTAACGTTCGCTGGCCGGACGGGGATATTGTTGTCCCTGTAAAGTTGTAGCCCTGTCTTATGTGTTTCAGCATTTCGTTGTTGCGCCCACTTTGGATCAAGTAGCCAATTGTCTATTGGATCACTTCCATTTAATGCAAGGAGGTTTTTAGCGTGATCGCTGACGATGGCATTAGAGTTATAATATTCCCTGTAGAGATATAGATTATTGCTTCCGGGTTCAACTGCGGCCCAGATAGCGGCTGTCGTGCCAGTAGCAGCGGGGTCGATAGAGACGATCCTACGCCATTCACGAGGGATTTTAATAGGGTCGATAAGGTGTAAATCTCGCTTCCAGAGCGGATATACCAGTCCTGATCGTTGTATGAAGTCCCCGTAGAGTCTAGCTGCTTCTTCAAAGTTTCCAGCCCATTTATCCAGAAGCTTGCTTTTTTCTACTTCTGGGACATAGGGGTTGTGCAAAACATTTAGTTTTACAAACTTTATGTCTTTTTGCCCCGCAACCATATCCTCATAGAGGTTGAAGACCCACGGGGTCTTAACTCCAGAGGCAATGTCTGCAAGTGGTGTTAAGGTTAAAAGAATCTTTCCTGCGCAATCAGCCGTTCTTTGATAGCATTCATCGAAGACATCTGCTTCACATTCCTCATCAATGTGTACTAGGTCTATACTGGCGCCTTGGAATTTGTCTCTTCCGGCGTCTGCTGATTTTCCAGTAATAATCGAGCCGTTGGAGAAATACACCTGAAATTCCCCATCGACAACTTTCTTAATAACTTCAGGGTCTTTGGGGAGAAAGGCGGGGTGATTTCGTCCTTGGCGTAGTTTTTCGTTCCAAATAACGTTTTTGAGTAGAGAATAGTCAAGGCCCACAATCCAGATATTGTTTGGGGGGTCTGGTATTGGAAGGTCTTTGATGTATTCGTAGACTGGTTCACCTTCAAAGTACTTTTTCCCGAGTGCCCAAACGACATCTATAAACACTCCCTCTTCCGTCTTGCCACTGCGGTTTCCACCAAGGATACCAAAAATCTTAATATCATTGGTGAATTCTTTGAAGTGAGGTTTTTGCTGTTCCTGCGGTTCCCAATACTTAATGAAGTTCTCTTTGCGACGTTTGTCTTCAAGAGCTTCAAGGATAGCCAATTGCTCTGAACTATCAAATCGCTTCAATTGTTCAAGAGCAAAATCGGATTTAGCCATTAACAACTTTCCCGCTTAGGATATCTTCGGCTGTAATGTAGTTTTCCAGCTCTTGCAACTGTGCTTCGCCTTCAGTTGGCCAAAGTTTGTTTTGGAAGATCAGTTCCGAGATTATCGCGTTTAGACTGTTTGCCAAAGTTTGCGAGTCTTTCTTTAGCTTCAGCAATGTCTCTAGCTGTAAGGCCACTGAATATGTTGATGTTTGATTCGTTTCCATTCCATCCCTCTAGTTTAGCAAGTTTATCTAAAACTCCGGCTGCCTTCTCGAACTCCCCATCGGTAATCAGCCTATCGGCTAATGTAAACATTTGTCCAATTACGACTGATTTCGTCCTCGTGGGATCGTTTGCTACGCTACTATAGAACTTGTTCTTCTCGACCCGAAGTATTTCTTGAAAATCTCGCCGCCTCGAAACCTTATCTGCCTCATCTGGATCGAGTGGATGACCTATCTCCAAGGCGGCTGCCTTCAAACTGCAATTTGTGCGTACCATGACCTCGGCGGCTTGGACAAACCACGCTGGGCAATATAAGGGTTTCCACGGGCCTTTGCTCATAGGACACAGGTTACACTATTTTAGACCAGCGAAAATCGAATTTTATTACAGGAATGTGAAAATAATTTGTTTTAAGTAAGTATATATGTTTAGTATCTCTCTAATGTCTCTCTCTCTTACTACTACTATTTTTTGGTTATATAGGGGGTAGAGAAAGAGACGTTACGTATGTAAATATTTTATGTAATAAAATCTATATTCTAATGGTCTAAACTAGTAAGGAGACTCATTATGGCTTTAGAAGCATCAATTCGTAATCGAGAAGCAACACTTTGTAGAACTTGGGTTAAAATGAAACACCCGGATGTCTTTGCAATCTTCAAAGCGCAAGCAAAAGAAGACTATTCAGGCCAAAGATTTCGTCGAACTACTGAACGAGATGTGGCCGCAGCCCTTCAAAATCAAATTGAAGTAAAAGTAGGAAATGCCCCGGATGACAATCCTTGGAATGATCCTCGGTAATTATTGTAATTTTGTTTATTTTCTATGGCCTATATAAAAATAGGCCATATTTATTTATTAGATATTATAAAAATTTTAAAAATTGTAAATCCGAGGGGGTGGTGGTAACTAATGGCCACCTCAAAGCGATAAGCTTAAACCTCGTCCCAGCCACTATAACCTATGGTAACCCTTGATCTTGCGCGCGAAACTGCCCGGTGTGTAAAAATTACACGATCGTGTAACAATTACCGGAGGTTTTTACACCCTTTGTTATCAGCAACTTAGTGGCCAATCGTTGAAAACAAAGGACTTAGCGCGATGGCACGGTGTTTGCACTAGCAAGTGCGACTGCATGAGGCAAGTTATAGCAGGCAAAGGACTTACAGGCTATTTGACAACTTGAGCAACACCTTGGACTAGTTCAGCATCAAGCCACTTACGCTTAGGGGTTTGATGCCCAATTAGGGCCAAGGAGAAGTAACGAAATGGCAGACAATAACGTAACTAAGTCAGTCCCTAGGTTGAAGGCCGCACCTATGGCAACCGATGAGACACTCATGATCGGCATCGGGGAAAAGGGCGGAATCAGCGTCTACGGATTGCAGAGGTTTCCAGTAACTCTGTTCCGTGAGCAATGGGAACGATTGCTGAAAGTGTCCGATGAGATCACGCTGTATGCCGAGGAACACCGCGACTTGTTGAGCGATGGCAAGCCGAATGGCAACAAGGCAGGCAGCAAGGACGAAAATCGCACGTTCAAAGTCGGGCCAGCGGATATTGCCGTTCTCACAGCGGAAAGCGCACGATTGACCGCTGCGGGAGATGTGCAAGGCGCAATCAAGTATGCTACGCTCAAGGGCGTGGCAGAGGCTAACGGTTTCAAAGTGAGCGAAGAGCAACTCTTTGAGATCATGTCCCTCAAGGTAGGCAAGAAAGCGTAACTCCCCCGGTAGCAGCATCGGGCATGTAGGTGACTATGTGCCCGTTAGTGCTACTCGCAAGCGAACTGGTAATACATGCATTGTCCCTTGCGTAGCCTAGGCCAATGGCCTCAGAAACCATTGGCCTTTATTCCTCGCACAAAACGGGGTCAGACATTCGTGTCGAATTTTTAGCGACCCTTTATTTTCAACAACTTACGTGGTAGGTGTGAGGAAAAACATTTTACTAGGTCGCCAGAGGCATCGGGCAGCAAAGTGGCACCTGACCACTACCGGGCAATTGGCGATGCGCCACAGGCCAGCAGGAGCGCGGCAAAGGGCATTTTAAACGGGCAGCGAACCTGCAAAAACGGCAGCAAAAAAATTCGCGGTTGTTAACCATCAACGTACCACTAACCCCGTTTTAAGCGAGGGATTATGGACGGCGATTTCCCGCTTTGGCGTTTAAGACCTGAAGATGCAGCAAGGATGATAATCCTACTGCCAGCAAAACAAGTTAAGCAACTCCCATTTGAGCATAAGCGGGAGATGAGGTCACATCCAAGCAAGGTTAGGCGGCCAAGCAATCAAGATTTAGTAACTTGGAACAAGGCTGACCATAAGCATTATTGGGAAGCATGGAAGCAGGATGAGGGCAAGGAATTTCCAAGGATCAAATATCCTGTAATTGCAATTATGCAAGGGCCGCTATTGAAAGATGGCGGCTTTTATTCTGTTCCAAGCAAGTTTAATCCTGAGGCAAAGGGAGTTCCTTGGGATGGATTGTATGGTAGAGATCAGCACGATGCTGATATTGAAGCTTTAGAAAGGCTTCGAGCGAGGCTTAGAGAGAACTTTATACTCGGCCAGCGCAAAGAAGGGCCATACATTGATGGCTTAGTTTACATGAGGGCAGACAATCTGCTAATTGCAGAGATTGCCTATTGCGAGGCAAAGCTCAGGTTCACTTGGGCGATTCTCAAGAACAAGCGCGCAGTTAAGAAACAAGCTCAGCCTGAAGGCAAGTGGCGGAATATAGGCAATGACGAATCACTTGCGAAGCAATTTGAACATAGCGGCTATAAGATTAGGCAAATACAGGCTGCTAAAAACCATTACGAGGTGTTGATAACATGATAACATATGGAATCGCTGTGATAATCACTGTGATATTATTTGTTTTTATGGTTCCGCTGCTTGATGTGATACTCACAGCATGGGACAGGTATCTAAAGGGTGTGTTTCACATTACGAGGTATTGAAATGAGACGCCAAGGTGGAGAGTGTCCGACAAATTATCTTGTCCCGATAAAGGGAGCTGAAATGAAACAGCACTGGAGTGATGAGAAAACCATTATTGTCGGCATTGCGATTGGAATATGCATGTTGATCGTAACGACTTTTGCGATACCCGTTATCGTACATGCTCTTGATGCATGGGACAAATATTTGAAGCATGTGTTTCACAATTAAGGCATCATATCCCAACTGATGAGGCCGAACATGGACAATGCAATTGAGAATCTTGTTGAAACCGCTTTAAAGAATCCCAAGGCGAGTTTAATATTGCTTGAGGATTTGATAGCTAGATCGAAGGTAAAACGAGCAGAAATAATTCGGATGGTGGAACATGCGCTATCCTCCTGAGATTGAAGAAGCCAGATGGCAGAAAACCTTGGCTTTAGTTCCACATTGGCGCGAATATCTGGCTGATGGCGGGATGATAGATCAAATTTTAGACGCCATCTTTAGCACCAATGGCACATGTCTTAGGTGCCGAGATGGAATCGCAGTTGAAGGCAAATCTCTTTGCCCACATTGCCTAGCAAAGCATGTGGCTTACGAGATGAAGTCACAAAAGAAACGAGGTATTCAGCGGTATTATGGGTTTCCTTCCAAGGAAGCTTATAATGAGTACCATAAACAATACAAACGAAATAAACGTGCGGCGGCAGCAGGTCAGTAAAAGTTCCCAATTTGGGAACTTGACAAGCCCCTTGGACTGTGGTATAATATAGTCTGGAGGTTCAAATGGACTGGAAGCCCCGATTGGTCGATATTGCGTGGCTTGGAAGTGTGATTCAGCTTATCGATGATGGCGGAATCATTATCTATCCGGCTACGATGTTGATTTTAAAGGTCGATAAGAAACATCGAAAATTGACTCTAATGAATCCTGATGTTTTGGGCATAGATCACTATTCGATGGAAGTTTACAGACGCGCAAGGATTATTGCTACTCACCTAGAATATGAGGTGGTGGCTGTTGGCGGAGGTGGTTAGTGCCTTATCTCTTCTTCGTGTGGGTAGTGAATACGTGGTTCTGTAAGTCGTGTGGGTATGACGCGCCCATAAGATCGGAGCATGAATGCAGGAGAGTCGAATGCGCACACTAAGCAAGGAGTTAATTTGCAAAAGTTCCCAATTTGGGAACCGCTGCAAGCTGTAGCAGCGAGCAGTCTAAATAGACTGCTCTTTGGTGCAGCTTGATCCAAGCACCAGCGTTGTGTTGGGGCCAGAAATGGAAAACACGATGCCAAGAGGTATAAGAAAAGTACTAGCGGTACCAGCAAAGCTCGATAGCACACAGCTTGTTATTGTTCAATCCAAGATGGATAAAGCCATCGAAGGATTGGATGATAAAGTCAAAGCCGAAGTCAAGGCTGAGACACAAGCTTTCTTGCAGGCCCGTGAGAATTTCGGGAATGCTGGATTGGAGATGGGAAGGCATCTCGCAAGGGTACGCGATTTGCTTGAGCCTATTAAACGCTGGAAGTTGTGGGTACGGACGGTTCCAAGTATGTCTGTATCAACAGCTTACAGATTCATTAACACATGGGAGAATGCACAGAAGACACTTCCTCCCGCAACCTTGAAAGTTGCTCTGCTCGGCGGTCATCGGATTA